ATAAAGGAGCAGTTGCTGTTGGTGGTGCTGGTGCTGTTGTTCGGAACATACCAGGCACTACAGCATTATTTATTTCAGCTTGTTTGGCCGCTGCTTTTTCTTCTTTTGCTTTTTGTTGAGCTGCTGCAGTTTGTTTCATATTTTCATAAATTTGTGCTCCAGCATCCATCGGCTTCTGTATAAAATTATCATACATCATACCAGGTACAGATGGCAGCATTTCCATCATCTGTCCTACGCCTTCTCTAATCTGAGCTTCTTGTCGTTTTCTTTCTTCGTCTCTATGATATTGTTCTAGTGCTAATCTTTCTTGTTGTTTTTCATACTGTTCATAAACACGCCTATAGCTATCTTTGTCTAATCTATCAAAAGGAACAGTAGCAGAACCAGTAATTTCTAAAGTTTTTGGATCTCTTGTATCAAAATGTATCAATCCTGTTTCAGGATCATATTTATGAAAACTTCCATGTCTACTGTGTCCACTGTCAGTATAAAAAGTTTGTACGCCAGATATTTGATCAGGTTGTATGAATCCTTGCTTGATAGCATTTTGCTCTCTGGCTTTACGTTCAGCTTGCGCCTGATTATAATCAGCACTAGCTTGTGCTAAACGAGCATCATTTGCTGCATCTGCCGCTTGTTCAGTCTTAATACGTTCTGCTTCTTTTTGTTTTGCTGCTTGTGTTTGTGCAAAGTTCGCTCCTGCTAAATAATCTTTATTAGCTTGTTTTTCTCTAGCTTTTCTAGCTTCAGCAGTAAACATCTCATCATATGCTGTAGTGCGAGGACCTTCTTTATGCAGTCTCATGTACTCGTTTCTACTTTCAGCCAAACTTCTTTTATGATTCTCTTTTTGTTCTGCAGTAGTAGCCATACTCAGTTGGTCTCTACTAAACGCCATACCTTCTTTATGCATCTGCATTTCTTCATGATGCATGCGTCTTTCTTCTGAAGACTGAAGCATTAAGTTTCTGTACTCGTTGTTTGAATTGTATACCTGATCAGGATCGATACGCTTACTCATATCGTATCCACCATATTTACTATAGCTATCTTTATAAATTTGATTAGCTGCTTCTCTATCTCCTGTCTCAGCAAAATGCCTCTCAGATTCTGATTCAGCCATTGCTTTTGCTCTACCATTTGTTGAAGCAATAAGCATTCTACCTTGTTGATCATTATCGAAATCCATCATTGCAAGACCACCTCGTACAAATCCTTTAGCTTTAATCAAGCCTCCTTTATTTCCATACATAGCTTGAGATAACGAACCGGTTTTATTTAAAATATCTAAGTTTCTAATACCAATTTGAGATACAGCATCCTGTTTTAAGACATACTCGCCATCTGCCAACATAGCAGGAATTCTATCTGGACCTTTAGGTTCATATTTTACATATGTGCCTTGTTGAGCATATACAGGCTTGATAACACCACCGCTTGCCGCTGCCACTATTGGTTGACCGCTACCTGGGGCTGGACGACTTTGAACCGGCTGTCGACCCTGTCCTTGTCCTTGTGATGCTAAATACCCCTCTAAATTAGCTATAGAAGTAGAAAGACTTTCTAATACAGCAGGAAGGTTTGCCATATTTTCGTTCAATTGGGCCATAGCTTCGTTAGCTTGTCGTTGCATTTCAGATGCGTCTCTAGCTTCTTGTTCAGCTAGTCTTGCAGCAGAATCTGTACTAGGATCTTCTAAGCGTTTAATAGCCCTAAAGAACTCTGGGGCATTTTCTGGGGTTAATCCCATTTGAGCACCCATTTGTCTCATTAAGCCAGCTTGTTCTTTGTTGAAGTCTTCACGTATTTGTTCGTCTGTTAATTCAGCATTTTTAACTGCCTTTTGTTCGTCTGCTCTTTCCTGTGCTGTTAATGGACGATCTTTTATACCTAACTTTTCTCTTCTATCCATTATGAAATCAGCACGTTCATTTCTTTTATTTAATTCTCTAGAAGCACGCTGACGATCTAGTGCATCAAACATTTCTCCTCTTTGTTGAGCTCTAACATTTTCAAATGCTAATCTAGCTTGTCTTGGGTCACCACCACTTCTTTGGAAAGCGTCTCTAGCAGCTGCTCTGGCTTCAGGAGTGTTGCTTTCTAATCTGCCTGTTTGTTGAAATTGTGCTAGTCTCTGATCAGCTCTAAAGTTTCTTAAGTTTTCTTCAGGACTTCTTGTTAATATACCTTTAGCTTGATTAATAGTTTGATCTTGTAATGCTCTAATCTCAGACAAGTCTCTTAATGCAGCTGCTGCTAATTCTCCACTAGCTGCGAGTCTTTCTAAAGCTGCTTTATTACGTGCTAATTCTCTATTGTTTTTCATCTAGTTCTAAAGTATGTTTAGCATAAGCATCGGTATCGGTAGTTGCTGCCCTATCTCTTTTAAGCTCTAAGTCTTCTGATTTTTTATTAAGTCTTTCTATATTTTCTAAAATAGCAAAAGGATCTGTTCGACCTCCTGTGTCTCTACCTGTTCTACGAGCAGAGATTAGTGCTGTTTCACCAAAGCTGGCATCAACGCCGGTCATTACCTTTCTTAATTCTAACTCAAAGTCAGTACCAATATCATCAGCTTTTTTGTCTAAATCTTCTAGCTTCTTCTAATCTTTTCCCACTAGCTTGTACTTCTTTACTAAACGCATTTAATTCTTTTTCTAATGCATTCAAGATTTGTAGTAATGGTGATGAGGCTTTTTCTTGTTGTTCTCTTAAAGATTTATTAAAAGCATCTTCAAAAGCTAGTCTTTCGGATGCTTTGTCGGAGCCAGGTTGTGCTCTGCTTGCTTCGGCTGCACTTTGCCCCGCTTGAATTGCGGTTGTCATTATGTCATCAAATACTTGTTTTTGTTCCGGGTTTCTGATTCTAGCAGAGGCAGTGGCTTGTCTGGTCCTCAGCCTATCAGCAAGTAAATCACCACCTATATCCCCCTGTCCAACCATAGCGCTTTGAACAGTAAGATTTGGATTTCTTTCTATAAATGAACCAGCTATAGCTGTGTTACGGGCTGATCTTCCAGCTCGACCAGGAATAAAACTACTAGCAAAACTAGCAGAATCTATAATATCTCTGCGACTATATACTCCAGGATTTTCTAAAACATTATTAGCTCTAAAACGAGTATCTCGCATAGAAGCGTTACCATCAAGTCTATCTGCTCTAACGGATCTAGCATTTCTAGCCCGATCAGTTTCGAACATAAATCTATTAACAGCATCACTCACAGTTTGTGTTAATTTATTAAGAGAGAAAGATAGCCTCATTGTGGCTTTAGCTGCTTCTTCCATCTTGATCGTCATATCAGATTGATTCTGAGCAGCTTCAACAGCAGCTATTCCTCCTTCTGCCATAGCTTTTGTTAGCGCAGCTTCACCTGCTGCACGAGCTTCTGTTTCACTTTTGCCCTCTTCCAAAGCTTTATTATAAGCGATAGCCATTTGAAGCTGTACTGACTGATCTGTTCTTGCTATCGTTTTTTCTACGGTAGAGTCAACAGCTTCTCCTCTTCTCATTTGTTTTAGCATAACTTGTTGTGCAGCAACTGCGCTTTCTCTGGCAGCAGCAGCTTGTGTTGCGGCAAACTCTTTAAGTTCAGGAGCTCCTAAAGTATTGCTTCGTGATGTACCAATTCCAAGGGTAACAAATCTACCTACACGTTCTGCAAATGTGCCACTTTCGAGTTCTTGGTTTCTTGTTTTACTAAGTAATTCTTCAAAACTTGTTGAGGCAGAGGCAGCTAATGCGGGATTTTGAGCCGCTAAAGCATCAATTAATCTAGACTCTAAACCAATATCATCGATATCTGCTTCAAAATTAGACAGTGCTCGCTTAACACCTTTGGTGGCTTTCTCTAGATCTTCACCAGCTTTAGCTTTTCTTAATTCTCTAGCAGCTTCTTCTTGAGCATCACTAAAATCACCAACAAAATCAGCAGCAGCATAAATCGCAGTACCGAATGCGATTACTCCAGCCGCAGCTGGACCTATACCAGGAATCATAGCAACTTGACCAGCAATAGCCAAACCTGTTCCTGCTTGAGTAGTTGCTCTCTCAAAACCTGTAACATTTCGAGCGTTTGCTTCCGAACCTTCTCTATCCCCAAAAATACTTTCTCCAGCTCCTCCTAACATAGATATGGCACTACCAGCAAAAAATCCTGCCTGACCAGAAATACCTCTACCTACATTAGCTAATTTTTTACCAAAACCACCAACTAAAGGTATAGAGCTAATTCTATCACCAGCACGTTTAATGCTATTTACAATAGTGTTTGATAGTATTGCTGATCGTTGCTCAACTAATCTATTTGTAGCTGCACTCTTAGTATCTCTAAGTCTAGCTAGTGCATCTTCTTTCTGTTGCACTTCAATAAGAGAAGCACCTTGTCTTTTTAGTGCCTGAATATCACCCATAATAGCAGACTCTACTTGTTCAAAAGAAAGAGCTGCTCCATTAGCCTTTTGTCTTAATAAATCAAATTGAGTATTATTCTTTCCTAATCTATTAGAGACATCATTTAATAAATCTCCACTCACAGAAAGTGTGCTAGTGTATTTTTGTAAGCGTCCTGTTGTTAGTATAGTTGCTTTACCTATACCTGTAATACTTTTTTCTAATTTTTGTAAATCAATACTAGGACCGGTAGCTGATCCTTGCTTTAGAGATTGAGTAGCAAATTTGTCTATTTCAGGATCTACTCCTCCACCCGTATTAAATTTTTGAACGCCAACAAAACCACCCTTATTATATCCTTTAACTCTATCAGCACGATTAAGATTATTCAGTTTCGCTGCTCCTAAACTCTTAGCAGCTTTTTTATTAACTACAAATTCACCAGGAGTTAGTAATGCAGGTACTGTGTCTTCTGAACTGCCACCTGTAGCAAATCTTCTGATAGTACCTCCAAAATAATTTTTGCTACGTCTGAGATTTTTTTGTTCATTTTTTTCTATTTCTGCTTGTGTGCGAGATGTTTTACCAGATTGCTTTAATCTTCCAGCGTCTTCAAGAACAGTTAAATCACCTATACTCAGAGTATCAGGTTTATTAGATAAAGCTTTTTTAGAAGCTACACTTGAAGCAGTACGATCGATATCACTTCTTGGTCTAAAAATAGAGCCAGCTACTTTATCTAGTAAATGAGATGTAGAAACTTGTTCTTGTGTGCTTTTTATCTCTGCAAAGTCAATATTGCTAATCATACCATCTAGTCTAGATGTAGAAGCGCCTCCTCCACCAACACCTCTTTCGGCGAGCTTAGCAACTTTCTTAGAATCAAGCAAAACTTGTTCAAAAGCTAATCCTCTAGCTTTATGAGCTTGTGAATTGAAAGCTTTATTATAGTCTTGTAAATTTTTATTACTTTTTGGTAAACCTAATGAGTTAGGGTCAATTTGCACACGTTCGATATTAGCATGTACTTTGTCTTTTCTATTAAGAACCAAAGGAGGACTTGATGCTACAGCTTCTGAGATAAGAGTATTTCTCTTTTTATCAAAAGTTGTTCTTACATTTTTAACATAAGGCTTTGATGATGGAATATCAACAACTCCACCTTGAGCATATCTATTCATTCGAGATAAATTTTGCATACCAACAGCTTGTACGGCTTTTTTCCTAATTACAAATTCGCCGGGCTCAAGCATTGCGGGTACAGTATCTCCACTACCGGAACCTCCAACCACACCACCTCTAGCATATTTTTGTATAGCACCTCCTGCTGCGTTTCTTCGTAATCCGCCACCAAAACCCTTGGCGAAATTACCTAATGCTCCAATACCTTTAAACGCTAACACAGATCCAAGTATAGGAATCAATCCTTTAACACTATCAGCAATGCTAATCATAGCACTAGAAACACTAAGGGCTCCTTTTACTAAAACTTGAAAACTATCTGTGGCACCAATCTCTCTAACAAGACTTAAAAATTCTTCACGCACTTTAGATATTTGATTAGCTAAACTAAGTTGAGCAAGAGCGGCGTCTTTAGCTAGTGACCCTTGTCCTCGCTGGGCGACAGATAAAGCGTTTTGAGCAGTGGTAAACTGTTGTAGTAAAGGAATTACCTTTCCAATTTGACGGAAACCACCCAACTCTTCTACAATTTTACTAAATCTAATATCTCTAGGATCTAAACCACCTAGTCCTTTACTTAATAATTCAACAGCTTTATAAACACCAACAAATTTGCCTTCGGTATCTTGTAGATTAACACCAAACTCTTTTAGTGCTGTAATAGTGCTTTCTCTTTGCAGTCTAGTAAAAATAGTTCTCAAACCAGTAGAAATAGTTTCAGCGCTTTCACGAGTAGTAGCACGAACACTAGTAAATACTGCTATAAATTCTTGTAATGCATCTATACCTTGACTAACACCCTTACTAGAAGAAGCGAACACACCACCGGCACGCTGAACAGCACCAATAATGTCACCGGCTTCAACAGCAAACTTAGCAGAAACAGCATTAATACTACCAAGAGCACTTTCTAGTTGATCAGCACCTATACCGAACTGTCTCATTAAGGCAATACTACCTTCAACCGTTCTGTTCAAGTCATCGAAGGTAGGAGCTAAGGCACTTTTAGCCAATGCGTCTAATGCTTGACTAGCTTCACGAGACCTTAGACCAGCCTGTGCTAAAGTAACAGATATTTTAGTTAACTCACTAGAACTAACACCTAATGAAGTTGCCAGATTACTAATTCTTGCTTCGAGCTTACCTATAGCATTAGCTCCATCACCAGTAACCTGCTGTAATCTAATAATCTCTTTGTTGTAATCTATAAAAGAAGATATACCACGAACTAAAGCATTGTTTAAAGCATATATACCTGTTGTAACTAAACTAAAAGCGGCAAATCTTCTAACAGCTAAAGCTGATTGTTTACCAAACTCTTCCATTTGAGAAGTAGCAACTTTTAAATTTCGAGCAGCATTACCTGTACTACTAGATACATTCGATAAAGATTGTGTTACCTGATTAATCTGTTGAGAAGCTTGACCAACAGATCTACCACCAGCAGCCTGACTAAATTGCTGCATAGCTCTAGCGGCGGCAGAAGCAGAACCTTTAACATTTTTTAAGTTTTTATTTAAAGCAACCAAAGAGGCATTGAGTTGCGTAACATTTCTTGTAGTATTAGCATTGACTTTGACATTAACAGTAGCATCAATAGTACCTATCTGTTTCCTGATCTGTGAAACAACTTGTCTAACGTTAGTTGGTCCACGTAAATTCAATTCAGCTGTTAGATTAAATGCTGATGCCATTTATAATACCTTTGTAAATAGAAAATCCTCGTCCGATAACAGACGAGGACTCTCAGAGATTATATAATACCAAAGATCTAAACTAGGATTTAGTTGAGGCAGTCTTTTTCCTCTTAGGAGTGGTAGGTTTTTCTGATGCTTCTGCTTCTTCATCTTGGTCTTTGTCTTCTTGTGGTGTTTCATCTAAAATTACAGGATTGCCTTCATCATCTAAAAACGGCTCGCTTTCAACAACGTAATCTCCCTCATCATCGATTAAGTTGCCAAACTTATCTACAAACTTACCATCATCATTAATATATCTTCCTTCTTCATTAATCAATCTTCCATCAGCATCAATTAGTCTACCCTGTTTATCCACATAACGTAAATCATTGTCTATAAATTTATATTTTTGTAAAAATTTATTTTCTGGTAAATTACGTTCATAATCATTATCCAAACCATACATCATATTGGCCAAATTCTGAGCACCTAATAAACCTACTGGATCAGTAGATCTGTTAAGGTAGTCTTCCATACTGCTAAAATAGGGCTGTTTAGAATCATTATACACCACACAAACACTAACTAAATAATTAAATCTAGCATTATCAGCTTGTCCTTCTGCACTATGGTTATCCAAGCTAGTTCTTACACTAATTAAATCCCTCATATCATCTCTTAATTGTCTCATTTTAACAGCTAGGGTTCGGGCTTCTTTTAAACCAAAACCGCCTTTAGCCAGCCTTTTCTCGCCGTCTGAGATCTCTCTCTGTAGTGTATCGAATTGTGCTTGCTTCTCATCATCCCACAACCCCTGGTCTTTGAGCAGGTCATCTAACTTGGCTCGTACTACACTTTTGCTCTTTATAGCATCGGTGAAAGCTTGATTGTAAACCTTTTGTGCTTCTCTTTGCTGTTCTAAAGAAGGTGTTTGGATTAAAAACTCTTTATCTTTATCGTCTACATTAATAGTAAAAGTCTTAGTCTTCATGGTTTCTCCTAGTCTTCATCTTGATTAAAATAGAATTTATAGTGATATTTGGTATCCACTTGTTTAGTATTTAAAAATTTTAAAATATCGTTAATCGCACCCCTAAGTTGTTTATTTCCGTTATTCAATATATTGTTTCTAGTGTATTCCCACTTGTCTTCAAATTTTAATCTATCTGGATGCTCGTCTTCCCACAAAAAAGCAAATGCTTCTTCAAATCTGGCTAAAGAACCAATCATAGTTGTTTGGAATTTTTTTTCTAAATTTTTTATTAATTGATCTACATCGGGATTACTCATAATCATTTCCTACTTTTCAGAAGTTCTGCTTGTTGGTTCATTAACTCTCGTTTTGTTTCCGGTAACTCGCTTTCTGTTACCTGTCCATGCTGATTAATATAACTGAATTTTTCTTTCATTCTGTTTCTGGCACCAGCATCATTTAAGTCTAAAATATCTTCTTTGCTCATTCCATCCTCACCAGCCATTAAAAAGACTTCACTAGCATTCGCTAGTTTAGAATTTTGACTATCTATATTTTGTTGTTTCTTTTCTCTTTCTACTTTTCTTCTCTGATAAATCATCCATCCATCTAGCATATCGGAATCTTGTATTACAGTTTCAGGAGGAGATTCTGGATGTTCATAGACACTATCATACATTTGCGAAACACCAACTAATGTTCTTTGCTCATCAGTCCAATCTGAAACACAACCTTTAAATACTTGTGACTTGTTGCAGTTCCAGTATGCTCTCCAAAAAGCACTTCTAGCAATAGCTTTATGTGTCTCGTAATTTATAATATTACTATTAATCACATTAACTAACTTTATAAATTTTTGATAAGAACATTTATCGCTTTGTTCTTGGTTTTTAAAAACAAGACGATTATCGGAATATAAAGTTTTAGAGATAATATATTCATTTTTAATAGAAGAAGCATAACCCTCTAGAGTATTACTATAAAAGTCACTTTTTGTTGAAAGTAATTTGTTTAATTGATTTTTACTAAACTGCAGATTTTTTCTAGCAAACTGTACTCTACTTTTCATGTCTCTGGATTTATATAATTCTAACTTTTGATCGTCTACTTTTTTTTCTAGTTTTTTAATCATATCTAATGCATCTTTAGGCCATAATCCTAAGTGTATAATAATAGGTATTAAATTTTCTTCTCTAAACCAATCATTATACTTCTCTTGTTCTATAACTTTACTGTACAATAAATTAGCTTTGTATCTAATCAAAGAAGACGGAGCATGTAATTCGTATTCACTATCATTATAAGTAAATAGTAGATTACCAGATATTATCCTGTGTATATAGAATTCAATATCAGCATCAGTCATCCTTCGTCCTAGATTTTTCTAATTCCAAAATAAGTTTATCTTTTTCTTCTATTTTGTTATGTAGCATCTCCAACACCTTTTGAGTGTTAGAGATATCCACATACATTCTACCTATAATACTATATAGGTCATTTTCATTCATATTCCTAGTCCTGTCTATCAATCCTGCTTCTACAATTAATCTATACTAGTCTTCTAGGTCAGCATCGTCTGTAGCATCTACAAAACCTGCGTCAACCCAGCTACCACTAGCATTCATAACAAAGTCGTTAAAGTTTCTAAAACTGTAAGTGATTGTAGCGTTTCCGCCTGTAGCATCACCACCAGTATAGTTAACACTTAATAGCTTGTTCTTGTTGCCTAAATCGAGCTGACATTTGGCACTACCAGTAGTACAAACTGTAATTCTAGCTGGCTTATTGCTAACATTAGTATATGTTGTACCGCAACTACCAGCAACACTAGCAAAGTCATTAGCTTCGATATGGTCACCATCACTAGCGACAACTTCGTAATCACTAGTTACTTCAACTGGGAAGTTAATATAACGATGATAAGGAGCAAAAGCACCGAATTCGTTAATCTGCTCACGACCAAGGTCACTACTAACAGTAATAGTTTGAACATAAGGACGCTTAGGATCTCTAAAGCCACCGGGCCCGGAAGCATCACGTGGTACACGAATACCACCATCACCAGTTGGCAATACGGTTTCAGTGAAATCAATATTAAATCTACGAATAGGAGTAACAGGACTACCACTTCCAGTGAATCCGAAATCATTCTGGGCTGAGCCAGGAGCTCCAGTTACACCACTACCCCATAACTTATTATTTCCAACAAGAGTAATGTCTTCTGTAGCTGTTCCGTCTACAGGAAAAGTATAAGTAAATGAAGACAAGTACATACCAGAGCAATCTACGTAATGATCAGGTGCTCCAGTAGCATTACTATGATCATCAGCAAAAATACCAAGTCTAAAGTTTACTCTATTGTTACCTAAGTTTGCTAAAGTTTTACCAACAGCACCAGTAATACCATCAGAACCACCCATAGACATTAGATATAGTGGTGGCGTACCATCCATTAACTTACTGACTGTAACTTCTACGTCAGGAGTCTGTTCTGGTTGATCGTAAACTTCCAACTGACCTAATTGGAATAACTGTTCAAGATTGAAATTAGTGGTCATACCAACACTTTGTACACCTTTAGGCGAATAAAAAGTGGAGAAAGTCGATGTTCCATCTGAATTCTGTGGTTTTAAATTTACTGCTTGTGTAGCAAAATATACTCTGTTGATTGCTGCCATAATAAAAGACTCCGGTGTTGGTTTAAATTAGACTTAGATATTTTAGTTGGTATTATATAATTTTTGTAACATAACTTGTATACACCAATAATCGTATTATTTAAAAATTTGTAGACTCCAACGAACAATAGCATTGAATAAATTATTACTTAAATTATTCATCTCAGAAAGAGTACTATTGACAATATGACATTGATTTTGAACGTAATTAGAATCCCCATAAATTTGACCATAATATTGACCGTTAGGATTAATTTGACCATATTTATCTAAAGGATTTTTGTCATCTTTAGTTATTTTAGTAATATCATGCAGGGCTATGAAGTTATCTTTTTGTTGTATTAAGATATCTACTAAATTAGATCTAATTGTTGGATTTTCAGCAAATATATGTAGAAAGACATCTTGTACTATATGGTTATCTGAAGATCCAAGCTCTGCTGGAATTTGAAAATTTCTAGGTATAGTTTCTATCATAATAGACGGAAGTTGCATTCTGTGATTAGCAGTGATACTATTATCCCCATTAGGTTTTACTGGATTACTGTATGTATATTGCTGTACTTCTTTCCACCAAGAAGATTCATTAGCTTTGTATGTTTGTACATATCTATACGAATATCCCATCTCTACTTTACTTGTACTAGATACTACTCGATTAAAATTAATACGACCTAATCTGTAGTCTATTGTATAGCCATAATTACCACTCCCTGTAGGAGCAGGTAAGAATGTGTTATTTAAATATAATCCACTAATTTCTACAGGCGAACCAATACCAGTTTCGTAAACCCAGTCTTTTCTAGGAGATTCCCACACTTTTGTTGTTTGTGAAGGATCTGAGACCGGTTTTAGTTTATGAAAATCATTACTATAAAGTCCAGAAGTAGGTATATTAACATTCACATAACCATCAACATTTAAAAAAGACCAATCTAAAAATCTTTTAAGATTATCCTCTAGATTAGATATAGCGCCTCTTTGACCTATTTTATTAGTATTTAAGAATGTGCTACTCATAAACTTTCCTCTATACGTTTTTTAATAATTGCATAAATTTTAGATTCTGTTCTGTCAATTGCTCTAGTAGTCCAGTTATTTTCTTCTTTACCTATGAACAAAGGAGGAACTCTCCAATCTCCCTCACTAGGTATCATTACACCAAGCCCGGATCTAGACCTACCACTAGATGTATACTTTACGTCGTACTTTTTGACAATGGGCGCATTACCTTTAAGTAAAAGCCATTCAAGCCATGGTAATGTTGCTCCTTTAGACGTTACTACAATAGCCGGACTAGAATATATAACACCAGACAAATCATCAGATTTCATCATGTTTAAGGTAAACCCACCAGATAGAGATCTGCTAGAGGCAATAATTTTATTTTGTTTTAAAACTGTATAGTATTTACTAAAGCGTCAACCCACTTCGCCAACTTGAGAAGCGTCTGGTATACCAAATTCTATTTTAAGTGTGCCAGAGGTTAATGAGGTGTATTCTGGTTCTTGTATCAAGGCTTCTTTAACCGCTACTTTAATATCAGAAGCTATTTTAGGAACAGCTTTAGCAATAGATGCATTTAAATGATTGCGCAAGCCAGACATAATAGATCTGGTTATCTCAGCATCGCTTTCTAATAATTTAGCAGTGATTCTCATTGTTTTTTTCCACATTGTAATTACATATTTATTTTGACCTAATCCTACAGGAGTTGGATCTCCTGCTCGATAGTATACATAATTACCAGATGCAGAAATATCGGTATCAAACACAACAGAATTAGCATTACGTATTTAGGTAATTTGCTAATATCACAAATAGTTTGTGCCATTCCATCAGAAATATTAACGGCGTTTGAAGAATAATTCAAGAAATATTTACTATCAAATATTACAGCCATATTAATAATTTCATTAGAGTCAGTCTTAACTGCTCCCATACCTAAACCAAACAGGACACATCGTACCCTCTGTGAAAGGTGCTGGGCCAGTACCGTTATAGATATTAGTAGATAGTTTGGAAAATAGGGTCATATATACAATTTTCACAAAATGAAAGCATTATCTTGGCCGCTGTATTCGAATTTACAAGGCACAGTTAGTCCGCTGTCAGATAAAATACCATCTATAGCATCTGTATACAACTTTTTAAATTCTTTAGAAATTATATTGTCAAAAGGATTACTCATTGTTTTTAATTGTAGTTGTTATGGTTTCGTCTTCTATTATTTTTATATTGGAACTAAAATATGTTTTCTTCTGAGCCGTCATTGACTGTGGTGCTTGAAAACAGTCTTTGTGTTTGTAATATCTGGTCTTTAATAATATTTATATCCTAGTGTCATCCTGATCTATCTTGGCTATAGTAGGGTAAAATATTGTTAATTTAGATTCTTCTTGAGTGTCTAAAAGTTGATTGATAACAGACATAATTATGGCTCATAAGTAATAATAAGTTTCCACGAACCTATAGAGCCTGAAGCTCCAATATCATCATCTCTGATATAGTAAATACCAATCACCATTTACGGCATGACCAAACAAGTGATTAAAACTAGCATTTAAATTTTTCACTACTATAATTCATATCTATCTGTTCTATCAGTAATATTACAGATACCACCATTGTGTTACATTATTTAATGTCTGGCTAACTAACGCTTTATTAGAAAACATAAAACTAAAGTTATTATTGTAATTTGTAATCTTATCATGAGCAGACAGTAAGATTTTATCTCCAGAAGGAGGGGCTAGTAATAATGCTAAATCTTGAACACCACTATGTTTTTAAATTATTAATTGCTAGTTCTACATTTGTAATATTTCTAGAATCATTAACTTCTACATAGCCACTAACTTCAGAATTGTCTTCAATATTAATACCGCTACCCGTATAAACAACAGAATAAACATCAAGCTCTATACAATCTTCAGGCAAACATAAATCAGTTACTTCCGTCGGTGTTGGCGTCGGTGTAACATCCGTACTGGTCTCTGATGTTTCTTCATCTATATTAAGAGAATCTGATGTCAGAAGATATTACTGAACAATCTGTGATAACATCAAAATTTCTTAAAACTAATGCTATAATCACCAGTTAGTAATCTAGTATTCTTGTTCACCAGAACCTATAGCTTTCTAAAATGTCTAAGTCATAAGTAGCAGTAGAAAAAACTATAGTTTTTTAGTAACTTCAGAACTAATTGTAAAATTAATAGAACCTGTATTATCTACCAGATAAAAACATATCCTCCATTATTAGGATCTAAACTAGAGTTAGATTGACTAGTAAAAACTTTTATATTATTACTCCTCATCTTTCCATCTAACAACAACACATTTAGAAGACAAATCTATACCATTATTATTATTGTCGTTATATTGCACAATAATATTAAAATCAGAACCTTGTTCTATAGTAAAATTTAAATTAGCTGCGGGCATTATTTATTCCTATGTGTAAAAGTCTCTATCGTGATGATTGGCAGGATCTCGTAAAAAAAGTTGGATCAAATTTATTACCAACAAAAGGACTAAGAATAGCTTTTAATACCGTTGGCATTACCTACCTCATATTCCATTCTTAATTTATCATAAAGAGCGCAAGGACCTTCTTTCAATATTACTTCATATCCTCTTAAATTACCTCCTACAGACAATTGTGCTGGACCGAGTGCTGCTTTAATACCTTCCATAGCTGCTCTAGTACGTAAAGTACTTTGATCTAACATACAGGCTGATTTAAGCGCAACAAAACCTATGAAAGTCTATGGTCTTTAGTAGATAAAGTACTAGGGTCGGGGGTGATCGAAGGATTTATAACATCAACAGTATATGTATTATTTAAGTTAATTTCTGTAGTAACGTATTGTGCTGCTACTACTATCAACTGCTGGATTCTATCGTCAGAAATAAGTAGGATTTATCTGACAAATCATTTATCCAGGATCTAACAATCAAAGGTATTTCTACATTCCATGACATAATATTTTAGCCTATTTAAAAAAGTAATATTCGCAAATGAATCTATTTGTTGTATACACCGCCTCCTAATTAAGACGATATAATATCATGATGCTGGCCTAATTTGTTGACATATGCTATTAAAGAAACCCATGGCTACTGCTAAGTCAGCATCTGTATCTGATTCTGCTAACATGTTTTCTATTCTAATCCATTGACCACCATCTGGTTCTAACTCTGCAAGTCCATCAAACATGCCATATTTATGTAATTTGACTTCTCCAGATACCTCACCATTAGGATCTGGACCCTTAATAACAATTTCTTCTACCCATACTCTATCGTATACTTTTTCAGGTACGGTGGTTGGTGATGCTGCTGATAAAATTGGTAAAGACATGCTTTTCTCCTTTATGGTATTATCTCGTTCTGAAAAGTATTCAATATATTAGATTCAGTATAGTTAGGTACGCTACCACCGACTTCTAACAATTTCTAATTTAGCAAACCCAATTAACATTTTTAGAATTTGCACCTTTGCATTGTATATTAATTTGATCTGCTCCGCCAGCCCCAGCCCCTGTTACAGTAGCTTGAACATCCCAGCTGCTATCCGTCTCTGCTATAACAGTTTTAGAAACACTACCCACCAATGCTGCTCCATAACCATCATTGTGTAAGCAGCTCTTTTAATTACGTATGCTGCGTTATCTGAATTAGAAGCATTAACTTGATCTGTTCTTCTACCTACTATATTAGCAGTAAACATCATAGTTCTATTTGAGGCTAATACAACATTAGCTCCATTATTTTGTATTGTGGTAAAAGAAGCATTAGTAGTAGCTCCTCTTAAAATATAAGTGGTATTTTGAGCATCTCCATCGGCTGCAAATCTACCATGAGACATAGATATGCCACCCATCATTATATATCCAACCATCAACACCTAATATTACGCCAGTAGAAGCAGCATAAAAACCCTCATTTGTTAATCCTATATTACCGTCTACATGCAAAGTATATGATGGAGAATCTGTACCAATACCTACTTTATCCGCACTGCCGTCTACAAACAGTAAATGAGTATCAGTGTCACCTTCAACCCTAAAGTCTACAGCTGCTCCAGCCTCATTCAATACTAGCGTAGATGTAGTCATCTTAGCAGAAGTAATAGCACCCATCAGCGATAGATATATTAATTTCTGTATCTGGAGTTTCTCCAATAGTAAAGTCAGTAGCAAATCTAAAGTAAACAATGTCTGCACCACCAACTTGACTACCGTTGGCTTTAACGGTTGTCATGCTTCCACCACCTCCACCTCCACCATCAGCAGCCCAGGAGACAGCACCATTACCATCAGTTTTTAAGATCTGATTTGCAGACCATCTGCTGCTAGGGAAAGTGAATGCACCATTGATATTTAGTTTGCCAATTTGCACAGTGTCTTCACTGCCATCCACAAACAACAAGTCAATATCTGTGTCACCTTCAACTCTAAAATCAACAGCTGCTCCACCTTCATTTAAATACAGCCGCTCCTCTAACATCTAATGTTCCACCAAAATAATTTGTAGCAGCCGTATTGACTTGATAAACACCATATTCATTTGTCGGAGTTGTTCCACCAGCACCAGCATCACCTAAATATAACCCATAGTGATTTGTTAACCGTGTTGTTTGTTCCTGCAAAGTGAGGAACAGTCTTAATATCGTATGCGTTTGTAACAGTAACATTAGAAGCAGCACTGTTAATAGACGGGTTGCATCGAAAAGCTGTTACCTCAGCTCTAAAACATTGGGTTCCATCTGGAGAATAAATAACAGGAGCAGCATTAACTCCTATGGCATATCCGCCATCAGTAGTTGATTGCGCTTAAATATTTCTCTGCCCTAATGCTCTGTTACCTACATGATAATATGTTTCCATCAGTACTAGAATAACCTCTTCCAAGAACATTGATAGTTCTAGAGTATGTAGTATTTGTATTGGCTACCCTCATAAACATGTAGTTTAGAATTAACGCCTCCATCTGTAGTGGCTCCAATTAGAATAGAGTCTTTGCTTGCGTCTAAGAATAGTAGATTTGCATCAGTATCACCTTCTACTCTAAAGTCGTAATTTGCTCCAGCTTCATTGAAGACAAATGTACCAACTCCTATTTTAGCAGGAGTAATAGCTGCATCTTTAATTCTTAAAGCATCACTATTAATTTCTATAGTACTATCATCAACGCTAACAGCAAATGTTCTATTGGCACTAATATCCCCACCACCAGTAAGGCCATCACCAGCAGTTAAAGTAACACTTGTATGATCTATATGTTCATTGGCTACAAAATTATTGGCTGCATCATGATCTACTACAAACTCTAAATTACCATTAGTATCATCATAAGTAACAGAAATGCCTGTTTCTGTGTCATCAACCATTCCTCCTACTATATCTTGAACTTGTTCAGTTGTTAGTGCAGGAACGATGGTTGCATCTACGTAAGCCTTTACTGATTGTTGAGTAGGAACCTTAGTATCTGAATCAGAGGACATATTATCTTCATCTACAACAAAACTCATTCCAGCGGTAGTGCTATCGCTGTTCATTACAGCACCAGCAGCATTAACATTAGTTGCATCAGTTACATCTGCTGAAGCCTCAATAGCGTCTAACTTAGTTTTATCTCCGTTGGCAAAGGCACCTTCTGATGGCTTGACTTGTAAGGTAGAAATAGTAACGCCTTTAACACCTGCAAGGTCAGTTAATTCACTATCCATCAATGCACCGGCGCTAGTAACGTTTGCAGTATCAGTCACATCCGCGCTACTCTCTACTGAATCTAATTTAGTTTCCTGAGCATCTGTCATAAATCTTTTATTAGATGCATCTGTCATATTTGTAGTGACGAGATTAGGCGAAGCTCCAGCTATTACTGATTGGTCTAGTGCTTTAACATCAGTAATACTTGCTAATTCGCTATCCATTAACGCACCGGCTGAGGTTACATTAGCTGTATCTGTTACGTCTGCAGAAGCCTCAATTGCATCTAGCTTTGTCTTGTCTCCATCGGCAAAAGCACCCTCTGAAGGTTTAACTTGCAATGTAGAAATTGTAACACCTTTAACGCCTGCTAGATCTGTCAATTCGCTATCCATTAAAGCACCGGCACTGGTAACATTAGCTGTGTCAGTAACGTCAGCAGATGCTTCAATACCATCTAGCTATTCATTACAGCACCAGCTGCATCAACATTAGTCGCATCAGTTACATCAGCAGAAGCTTCTATACCGTCTAATTTACTATGGTCTGCAGTGGTAAAGTTTTCATCTGTTTGACTAGCTACTACAAAGTCTATAGTTCCATCATCATCTTGATACGTAACAGCAATCCCTGTCTCTGTATTTCCTGTAAGCATAGCACCAACAAAGTCTTCTACCTGTTCTTCGGTAAGCTGTGTGTCTGTAGTAGAATATGTGCTAGTATCAACACTCCCATCAGCCTTTAAAAACTGACTAGATGTTCCGCCGTCTTTAATAAAACTATTAGCAGTAATATTAGAAGAAAAATGTCCAGAACCAGCTATGTCTATATGACCAGTACCTGTAAGATTTTTAGAATTAAGATCTAAATTACCACCGAGCTGTGGGGTTGTATCTTCTACGACATTAGATATTCCTCCGCCACCTCCTTCACTAGCGGTACCAACAGCAATACCTGTAACGTGACCATTATCGTCTAATAACAAATCTTGAATAAATGTATTACTACTATTATCAGAAGAACTTGCAGCAGCTATGATAGGATGCACTAAACCACTATTGACAGGCTGCAAAAGGTTCCATGCTGTTGAACCATCTCCTATCTTTAAGGTATTAGTAGAAGTATCAAAACCCGGTTCACCTTCTGCTAAAGTAGGATTACTGCTCCAGTCACTACCTCTTCTTAACTTAATTAAATTATTTACAGCCATTAAATTTAGTCCTTATGAATTTAAAACTATGGAGAACCACCATCAAGCACAGCATTATGTATGTAAGTTGGACTTCCTGCACTAGCTCCACTAATCCTGGTTAATCCATCTAATACAGTAGATGTGTCACTAAGATTAATAACAGTAGTACCAATAGTAAATCCACTGGCAGCTAATTTCGTTACATCAATCGCTGCATTAGTTTTTATATCTGTATTTACAATAGTGTCATTAGCAATCATAAGGCTAGTAACACTACCAGTATCTGTAGTATAAACTCCATTAGTTACAGTATCAGCATTACCTTGTAAGTTAGCAACTATAGTTCCCGAAGAACCAGCTACTACTTCACTGCTAATACTAGCGTCTGGAACAAAAATCATCTTGCCTAAACTATCGTCATATCCAAAAAATCCGACCTTTGCTGATCCATCATAATAATTAAAAGATATTCCTCTATCTTTATTATCATCACTACCAGGGCTACCACTACCTAAAACAATGATAGGATCTTCAATAGTAGTCGTAGTAGAATTAACAGTAGTAGTCGTACCATTAATAGTTAAATTACCTTCTATAGATAAGTTTCTTAGTCCAGTTATGTCCTTATTACTATCTGCAACCAACCCTTTACTAGCAGAAACAGTACCTGCACTAACCCCATCCAAAACATTAACTTCAGCAGCACTAGCTGTAACATCAGTAACTTCTGATAGTCCTATACCTGTAACACTAATATGTAACTTATCATTACCATCTTGATAATCTATATTTATACCGCTACCGCCAAATAATCCATTTGCTCCACCTACAATATCCATAACTTCTTCTGCACTAACAGAAGCAGCTGTAACACGAGCGTCTACAGCACTATTAAAATCATTGATTTGAGAACTAGCTATACCACTAACATTAATATAAAATAAGCCGTTACTATCTTGATAGTCTACACTAATTCCGCTAGCTCCAGATATAAGTGTTCCAACCACATCTTCTATTTGTTCTTCGCTAGATCCTATATAATCTAGACTAGCCCAAGCTGTAGTTCCATCTCCAATTTTAATTCTTTTATTTGTAGTATCAAATCCAATTTCACCAGCAGATAAGGTAGGTCCGTTAGGACTATTTACAGCTGTCCACTCAGTTGCTGTACCTCTTCTAACCTGTATTAAAGTTTGTACTGCCATTATTAACCTCTTTTATTATGGAGTTCCACAGTCGATTGTATAACTATCTATGTAATTACCTATAAATGTACCAAGACCTATAACATCACCAGCATAAACTAAAGTATCTGAAGTAGAAGAACCTGTTTTAACTTCTACTGTATCTGTAGTTGAACTAGTAATTTCCACCGAGTTAGTGCAACTTGATGTGACAGTTTCAACTTCTATAATGTTGCTTGTAGCCGTAATGTCTATAATATTACTCATGTATTACATCCCAATGCTGTATCTGATTTACTGAATCTTTCTTGAATACTAATTGTTCCGAATAGCAATCTGATAGTATATTTACCACCGCCGGTATAATGGTCATTATTAGACTGTAATTCTAAATCATATTTAGCTGTACTAAAATCAAAATTATTAGTAGTAGCAGAAGGGAACAATAATTCTAATTTTCCATTTGCTCCATCTATAGTGAATTTATAAATACTAGTGTCTATATTACCAGAATTAAATATTTGTACAATATTTTTATTTGTTTTCCATGTTAATCTAGCACACCAATCTGTAATATTTATGGGGTCACCATTACTATCTTTGTAAGTAATAGCAAATTTAAAAGAAGAACCTTGCTCAATAGTAAAGTCGTGTTTTGATGCTGCCATAGTATAATTCCGTGTTGCTTTCTATTATTTAAATACACCTAAAAAAAAGGCTGGCCGTTAGGCCAGCCCTTAAATTAACAGCACTCATTTGGAGCTAATTATAGAGAACCAATAATTACTCTGCGGTTATCAAGAACAGCAAAGCCTTGCTCGGCCCAACCATAGAAACCAGCTCTCTTCTGGCGATGCAAGCTTTCATCTTCGAAGATCTGTACTTCTTGGCGAACAGGCATAATAAAGCTGTCACGCTTACGAAGGTCAAGACCAACTACGATTTCAGTGTCACCACTTGGCATACTGGCGCCTAAAGTGTTGCTGTAGAATAATTGATATTCTTGTCCAACACCAAGCTCATCTAGGTCATTTAAATTAACCCCAAACACACGGTTGATAGCACCATCAGCAGCGGTGTAAATTTCACGACGAGTGACTTCGTCGACCTGATCAACACCCCAGTTGCGGATATCTTCCATAGCCTCGGGAGAAACATAGAGATCTGTTAGTAAACCACGATTGTTACTAGCAGAATTACCGCCACCATTACGTCTCATGACAGTCTTCAAAAGACTAACAAGACGTTTAGTGAACTGACTAGCATTAGCATCGCTGTCGTAAACCACAACGTTGCGGTCAACACCAGCAGCAAGCATAGTGTGCCAGCCATCATCATTCATCTTCTTAACAAATGAGGATTCGAGAACTTCCATAGCACGACCTACAACATCCCAACGAGCATCACGAGCATACTTCAAGAGATAGTCAATGCTAGCGCCTACGTCGTAGGTTGGAACCATGACGTAATCACTTTCAACGTGACGTTCTGGAATATATCCGTGATTAGGAATAGTGTAAGCAACGAAATCTTTTTCGGTGCCTGGAGCTAAAAAGTCAAGAGGAAATTCTGGAGTAGCACCCGGAGCAAGTCTAACTGGCTCAAAGATACCATCCAAAATATCTCCGCTTAACAAACCTTGACGAAGTGGTAGCTCAAGTGCTTTTGCAAACTCTGCATTAGCAGCAGTAGCTACTTCTCTCTGAGCGGACCCAGAACGAACCAATAGGTCGGTTAATTCTGGAGTCGGTTGAAAAACTTTGGATTCTGACATATTAATTTTCTCCCTTTGTGTTATTTAGGCAATGTTAACTGCTACTTTGACATAATCATCTTCATCTTTTGCACTCAAAAATCTACCAACTGCATACTTAGCAGCAACAGAGTTATCAGCTTCAGCAGCATCGTCATCGACGATAGTTGCACTGAAAACACCATTTGCTCCTAGATAAGCAACGTCACCAGCCTTAGGGGTTCCGGTAACTTTGTCGGTAGTAACTTGACCAACTTGTAGCAAAGTAACTTTGCCACCGACTTGCACTTCATCTTTCATAAAATTGATGTGTTGTCTTGTTAAATCTAGATTAACAACATCGTTTAGTAATACGCCCACTGGTCTTGCTCCACTAGCAGCAGTATTGTAAGCTACGACAGCAGAGCCGTCGTCCATAGATACTCCAGAGCCACCGATAGAGCCAGTCACAGAAACAACACCGCCTCTTTCTGCGGTAGTGCTCATGAAGAATGAGACATCAGTTTGCGTTTCGATACGATCAGGTTTTAGAGCCATATTAATTTCTCCCTTTAAAAATTTAAATTACTTGTGAGTTAGTCTACTACGAACGAATTCTACTAAAGCGGCCTGAGTTGAATCTTCTTCAGACTCATTGTCACTTCCAACACTTAAATTTACTTCTTCTTCAACTTCAACTTCGTCTAAAACAGATTCATCAGCTGCTTCTGCTTCTTCAGCTTCTGCTTCGTCTGCAGCAGCTTCTGACTCTTTCTTCTTTTTCTTCTCTAGAGCCTCTTTAAGAGCTGGTGGCATTGCTGCTTCAGCATCTTTATCTTCTTCCATCTTCTTTTTATTCTTAACCATACGATTGGTCATTGTTGATATAATTTTATCAAATGCTTCATCGTCAAGAGCGTCGTAAGCGGCCAAAGATTCTTCAATTTCTTCTTCTTCAAAACCGCATTCAGCTAGAGAAGCTTTTCTCTTCATCATTTTCTTTTCTAGCATGTCTGCTTCTTCCTTCTTCTTATAACCAGCAATGGTTTCGTCAGCTGTTTCTAAAGATCTTTTAATTTCTTCGGATTCTGACTTAGAAGTTTCTAATTCAGCTTTAACAGCTTCTAGATCTGAAGTAGAAGTTTCAAGCTGTGTTTTGCTAGCTTCGATTTCTGCCTTAGCAGCATCTAATTGTGACTTGAGTTCGTCGATGCTAATTTGTAAATCGCTTACAGTTTTTTCTTGCTCTTTCATATTTTCACTCGCTTCTGTTAAAAGTTTTTCATTGGTTTGTTCAAGTTCTGCAACTTTAGCAGTTAGATCCGTAGCTAAAGTAATAGCCTTTTCTGCTGCTTGAGAGCAGTCAGTTTCGACAACAGCTTCTTCGTTAACACTTGTTTTTTCTGAACTCATAGTTTTATTCTCCGAATTAGATTCTAACTGTGAAATAAATACACCTGAATTTGAAATTTCGTCATTTTTTTCTTGCTCTGAAAAAATCTCTTTTTGAAAAATTATACTTTCAATGTTAGCGGGTTTATCTACAAAACCTTTACCACTAAAAGTAATATCCTTTAAAACTCGACCAATTTTATATTCTCCATGTCTGCCATCACCACCATATGCTCTTAAAAACTTAGTTAAATATGATGTGTCAGCATTTCTAGCTAAAACTTTAAATTCATTATTATCTTCTCTAAATAAGCCATAGTCAAATCCTTTAAAAAAGCATTCCATACTCACATACTTTGACCCATTTTCAATTTCATCAATTAATTTCTGGGATCTTGCACGTAATTCTGGAGAGCTATATCCTCTATAAATAACAGAACCAGTTAAAATATGATATTTATCTGGAAGATTATCAATAGGAGTTTCTGTATCAATTAATATACCGTCTACAGTAATTGGCCAATTAGAAGTAATATGTCCAATAATAACATTTTCGTCGTGTTCTAAATTCGTAGGCTTATCTTCTGGAGAGCTTCTAGCTTTCCAAATTTCAGCCTTATTAAAAACATCATCATTTTTATTCCATGAAGATGTGACCAAAATAGATTGAACATAATATAAATCCTTATCATCCACAGCAGCGATACTTTTAATATGTTTAGTATCTGGCTTCAAAGTAGACTGACAAGGTTCTACCAAAGAGGCATAAGATAATGATGCAGAAGATTTTAAAATTTCTTCCAGACCATCACTTTTTTCACTATCAAATATTTGCATAATTTACTCCTTTTTAGGCTAACTTAGCTATACACCTCAGAATAAAAAGAAGCCTTAGCTTGTTTTATTTCTTCTACAGATAAGTCTCTGTCAAATGAAGTTTTTAGGTCTTTTAGCCAGTTATTATATGTATTTACGCTAGCATTAGTAGAATTATCAAAAGCACTATCAATAATTCCTTTGTCTATTTTTGCAAAAGGTCTTAGAGATAAAAGCGCTTTAGTTTTTACCTTTTCTAAATTTTCATATTCTGAGCTAGATAGACTACGTAGATTTTTCTTTTGGTAGTATTCTAAAATAATTGGATTAATGATTGTACTAATTTGCTCTTGAGCTGTACTCGCCCATATTATCATTTTAGCTCCCGTCTGGGGTGCAAATTCTTTTTCTTTTCGTTTTTTAGAATCTTTTGAAAGCTTTGGCCTTCCTTCACCTGGTCTTCCTCTAGGCAACGATTCCGAAGACGGATCGTTAGCCAACTTCGTTAATGGCTTAGGTACCTTCATTTCGAGACCAGTCTTTTCACCGGGTTTTTTTGACTCTAGTTCTAATCCCACTTCTCCCGGAGTAACTATACCGTTTTGTAGCGCTATTTTTTTCAGCGTATTTTCCGGTTGAGGATCATAATAAGGCCCAGACTTTTCTACCATCCTGTTACTGTTTCTTTCTCTTTGTTCTTGATTAAGTCTAGATTTTTCCATATCTGGATCAAAACCAAATCTTCTTTGTAGTAACTCATCACTAACTATGTTTCTATCAGCTAGCTGTAGCAATAATGCCTTTTCTGATTCTTCATTACTAAGATCCATTCTATCAAATTCTATCTTGGCTGGAAATCTAAATCCCATAGCTCTTTGAACTAAATTAATTTCTTGCTGCCAAAATCTAGTTAAGATATCTCTACCGTATTGCAATCTTTGTGTTAGAGTTTTTAAACTAATAAAATTGTTAGTAGTACCAGCAGCACCGTATGTACCCGTTAAAGTAGGAGGAATACCCAAGCCTGCATAAATACTATTTAAATGAGGAGTGTATTTGCCTTCTCCTAAAAACTGATGGACATTTGTTTTAGATTCTAGCAATTCAATATCAGGACCCCAAACCAAATCCATTGTACCACCACCAACGTTATTCCCTAGAATTTGTGCTAGCTTAGAAGTAGCTGCTTTTGTAGGAGCAATTTTATGTTCAAGACTACCTAATTTAAAAATACGAATATTAGAAATAGCACCGTCTAAAGCTGCGATATCTGCTAACTTTAATTTTTCTATTACATTGATATCATCCATAATTGAATATATCATAGGAAAAGCCCAAGACTGCCAATCGTCTTTTTTATAATGAAAAACAGAAACTTTATTAGGATCTAAAGGATAACCTTTTTTAGTTTTAGCTGCTTCTAACACAGAATCAGGTAAACTAGCAACCAATTGTTTCTCTGCATCTGTTTTTGGTGAACTAATAATTTTTTTAAGATGACTAGGTACTTTTAATTCATATTTTTTATTATGTACAAATGAGGCTAAAGCACCTCCAGTAACATCAACAAACACAGGATCTAAGAAAGTATACTTCCAAGGAATTTCTTTTTTCTCTACAGAGTTTTGATTAATATCAATAATTTTTAAATCAGCACCACCTCTGGTTTTGTATAACTGGTCTACTGACTTAATTCCTAGCTTACCTGTTTGTCTGTTAACGATAACATTGCCTGTTTTGTATAAATTATTAAGAAATCTTTCGCTACGATCTTTGCCTGACACTTCATCGAACCATCGTTGGAAAAACCTCTCTATTCTTTTGTTCTTATGTACAACCCGAACTCCTTGAACCGCAAAGTCACTCATTAAATCAATAACATTTTTGACCAAACCCACTCTTTGGTAAACATCTTCTGCTCTACGCATGATCATCTTCATGCTACGTCGAGGTACTGCTTCATCTGGCCTGAAGTAATCGTAATCTGATCTGGTTAAGCCTGGTCTGCCAGAAGTATTAGTATCTAATCCAGAAAAATCATGTCTTCGTCCCGCAGAAGCTTTTTGGATACCAGTATATTCCTCTAAGGACTCGGAAGACTTTTTAAGAGCTTCTTGTTTACTAGATAAATCCTCTCCCCATGTAACATATGCTTCGTGATTAACAGTTTCAGCATTTTTTATTTCATCAGAATTATTATATTTTTTTGTCATGATATCCTTCTATTGGGATTGCAATTAGATTACAATTGTACTATACACTATTTTCTGTAAATTCCTTTATATATATCATCATTTACAGCTGAAGTAAACCATTCAGGACCTTTGTACAACTCTCCCTGATTTTTTACTATATCCCTTAGATTACCTCCAACAACATCGTATCCTACTGGCTTTAACGAACGCCTCATCTGTCTAGCTATCATATTTGCCATGACTAAAGAGCTATATCTATCTTTTCTTAATCTGCCTTTTTTTCCATGATTTAACTTGATTTCAGGAGTGTCCCATCTATCTCTCGCATTAGGACCTGTGCTGGTTTGTGTCATAACAATAGTAGTCAGTTCATTTTTTAGTTCTTCTATTTCTAATATACATTCGCTAAGGCTGTCATATATAGGGTCTAAATCTGATTCTAAAATATCTTGACCTTCTTTGTCCATAGCTAGACCTAGTGTTAAGTTGTCAAATCTAGGAAATAGCAAAGCTTTATCCTCTAAGTCTTTTCTTAAACCGTGGTTAGCTTGTGCTGTCCAATCCGCTCTAGCAAATTGCACTAATTCTAAAATATGTAGTCCTGGTTGACTGTCCGTGTCCTTTACTTTATTGTCTTCTACCACAGGCCAAATCAAAACTTCTCCTTCTTCTAGCTTAGAAGGATCATGTAAAGCTTCCTCAATAGCAACACCACCACCCTGAGCATCAAGACCTATCCTAATAGGAGGGAATAGTTTCATTAGATTTCTAATTTTTCTAGCACAGAATTTATAAAAGTCATGCTCATCACTTAATCCAGCTTTTTGCCTAACTTTAAAGTTAGATCTGTTTGTAGTCCAAGAATAAACGATACGAGAATGGTCTGGATGAACTTCTAATATAACAATACTAAAATTATCTTTTTCTGACGCTGGATCAATACCATACACATACCCAAGATTAGCGTCACCCTCTACTCTAGCTTCAAATATAACATTTTTACCATTGATATTAATATTATTAGATTCTGAAGCTACGCAGCTTTCTAGTAGGCTACGCTTGAAAAAACCTTCACTATCATTAATAAAACAAGCAGCATATTCCATATTGTATATACCAGAATGTATGGTTGCTTTAGCTCTAGCTACCTGCTTGTCATCCATAAAGCCTTTAGGGATTAATTCATAAGGTATTCTAATAACACTATAGTCTTTCCAGTTAAAATTTTCAGGAACTTCTCCATTAAAGATATCTTGTAACTTTATAGTATCTCCACCACTTTCTACAATAGACTTGTATCTTTTCCAATACTGTGCAAAATGTTTAAAACCATAATCTGCTGTACCAGAAATTATAGCTTGATTACTATTCTTTTTAGATAATGCTTCTAATTCTTCATTCCAAATACCAGCATCTATCATAGCTTGCTTTTTTGCTTGTTCTTTTACGTTTTCAATAGGACTAGCAGACACAGCAGCAAAACCAGCAACAACAGTCTCATATATATCTGGAGACATAGACGCAAATTCATCAGCAATAATGATATGAGCACGTAAGCCTCTAATCTTACTACCATCACCCATAGGAATAGCAATAGTCCAACTATCTCCTAATCTTAAAGTACATCTATCTACATCTCTTCTAGGACCATCGTCATTACCATTAAATATACTTCTTAGTATAGGGCTAGTGCGCCACATATTTTCCATATACTCAAAAAGAATTTTACTCTGTCTGAAACCAGCACCAACAACAACAATTTTAGTACCAGGAACAAAAGTGCATTTTAGTATGCAATATAGACTCATTAAAAAAGATTTACCAAAACCACGAGAAGCTACAAACATAGGAAATGGACGAATCCAAAACTCTTGTAATATAGCTATTTGTATAGGATGTAGTTCTATGCCAAATAATAGCTTGCAAGTTGATCCTATGTATTCAGTATCTCTAAAAATTTTAATAAGATGTTTATCTGGATTCTCTATGTCATCTTGGTTTCTATTAATCATTAGGTTTTGGTCGATAGATATACTATCAAGATCACCTAATCCCAGCCATGCATTGTCAAATCCAGTAATTTTATCACTCATATTAAGCTGTTGCTGTTTTTTGTGCTTTAAGTTTACGAGACTTGCTAATAGCTCGATTAACAATCATTTTAGCTACAGTTTCAACAAAAGGTAAGTTGCGTTTCTTGCTTTCGTCTTTAAGCCAACCTAAAATCGTTGACATATTCTCTTCACACCAATCACTGCCTTTTTCATTCATCTCAATAGCGTGTCTACGACAAGAGCAACTAGAAGAGCTAACAATACCTATGCTCTTAATCATATTTGTTAAAATAGCTCCAGGTCCATCAGGATCTTGTTCTACTGTTTTTGGAAACAGTCCTTGCAATGTTGCTTGAGGATCATCTCCTAATTTTTCTAATAATTTAATCTGTAGCTGGCTAGGGGTAAATACAGAATCATCTGTAAATTGATTACCAGAAACAACAATCATATTTCCTTCAATTCTTTCAGCAGGACTTTTCGCTTCAAAAAATACTGAAACATAATTATGCTGTAAATTAATTTGAAAAACCGGATTTAATTCATCTACAGTAAAGGGTGCGTGTTCAAGCCTATTACCTTTAGCATCTGTTTCTGGAGGCTTCTGTAAAGTAATTGGTTGCGAAAGTTTCATATTTACTTCTCCTTTTTAAGTTTTTGATTAATTTCCATATAAAAAATCTTCTTCATGATATACTCAGCAGTTCTAGCAGCATTTTCAGAAGAATCGCAAAATAATACTTGTATATTATATTTTAACTGCCAATCTAAAATGTGTTTCATTATAAAAGCTGGTTTAATTCTAATTTTATTCCACATACGCTTAGGTAAACTAGAACCTATAGGATAATCTAATACATTACCTATATTAAATTCTAATAAGAAGTATGCATACTTATATTTACTCATTCTATCAATAACATCTACAAACCTTGATTCTACAATGTTATTAGCTACTTCATTAATACTCTTCTTACGTTCTATAGCTAAAATATCTTCAAATCCTTCTATACTATAGTCTCCAGTATCTAGTTTTTTACTAGCCGTAGCGTACTTGGTAAAAGACCAAGGTTGCTGTTCTCTAGTATCTACAATAACAGTAAAATCATCTTTTATGTCTGGCATTGGCGTGTGCTATCTTTAAAAAAATTGATTCGTAATTGTCTTCCATTCCTTTAATCATGTCGTGATGATGTCTACATAACGTAACACCATTACTAACTTCAAATCTTAAACCAGGATAATCAGCCCACCGTTTAATATGATGAGCATTAAGCTTTTTACCCATATTACATCCTGGCCACTGACACTTATATCCATCTCTCTTGTATACTGCTTTTCTCCATTTTTTGTATTCTGGATCTTTAAAATTTCTAAACATTAATAGCGGCTGCCTTTATATCTGAATCAATCATATCTCCTATCAATTCATCAAAAGATGTATTAGGTTCCCAAGATAATTGTTTTCTAGCTTTACTATTTTTACCTTTTAAATAGTCTACCTCACAAGGTCTATATAAAGACTGATCTATCTCAACGTAAGAACGATAATCTAATCCTACATGATCAAAGGCTTTCTTTACAAAATCTAAAACGCTCCAAGTTTCTTCTGTACAAATAACATAGTCATCTGGTGAAGATTGTTGTAGCATTAAATACATAGCTTCTACATAGTCTTTAGCATGACCCCAATCTCTTTTAGCTGATAGATTACCTAGCTTCAATGTCTCACTAGTTTTAGAAGACATCAAATCTCCTATATACTTTGTAATTTTTCTAGTAACAAAATTTTCACCTCTACGAGGACTTTCATGATTAAACAAAATACCACTACAAGCAAACAAGCCATAACTTTCTCTATAAATTTGTAACATTCGATGACTTGCTAACTTTGCAATTCCGTATGGACTTTGTGGTAACATATTTGTATTTTCGTCTTGATATTTATCTCCACTATCATCCACATCATAATTCATACCAAACATTTCACTGGTACTGGCTTGATAAAATTTAGTAGTAGAAGAGTAAGTTTTTATAGCTTCTAAGATATTAATCACACCTAAGGTATTAATACATATTGTAGTAGTCGGTTGAGAAAAACTAGTTTTGACATGACTCTGTGCAGCTAAATTATAAAATTCTTCTGGCTGATATTTATCAATAGTTTTAATAACATTAGTAGGATCTGTTAAATCAAATTCTTCTAGTGTGAAATTTGGATCATCTAAAATATGTTCTATTCTATAATTATTATTAGTACTAGATCTTCTTTTTAATCCTATTACTGTATAGTTTTTTAATAATAGTAATTCTGCTAAATAAGATCCGTCTTGTCCTGTAACTCCTGTAACTAATGCTAGTTTATTCGTTGTCATTATTTTGTCCTTCTGTATCTTCTGGAATTAAAAAAGGTCTATCCACAGCATCATCTTGATATGTATGTAAGTCCTGTAGATCTGATTTAAATTTTTTTGATGCCATCTTAAGAATTTCCATTTCTCTGCCTTCTTTTTCTCTAGTCGTTTCGTCTTCTAACATTCTTATCAATCCGGTCCAACTGCTTTTACCATCTTCTATTCTTTTGATTCTCTGTTCTCTGGTAGCTTTTAAATCTTTACTAATTTTTTGTTGCTCGTTTAATAATTTAGTATACTCGTTAGTATAGTTAGCTATACTATTACGAGCAAAACTCAACTGAGTTTCTAAATTAGTTAGCTTCGCTATATCTCGGTCATCCTCTGGTAAAACATATTCCGCATCTACTTGTTTTTGTAATTTCTCCGTTTCTGCGATATGTCTTTTCCTTTCTTTCATACTTCTATTAATAAGTATGTCAATTGTAATAAATTGTTTTATTTGTAATTCCTCGGCTGGCAATACGTCCTCTCTAAACTGCTTCACTAGTCCCACCCAGGTATCTTCGAAATATTGCAACTCACCTGTTTCATAGTCAAATTGTCTGACAATTTCGCTCCAAAACGTCTTGCTATGTAATTTATGTTTTAATAATTCGTTGATGCTTTTATCTGATTCATTTAGTAATAGCTGATTCTCTTTAATATATCTGGTAATAGGACTCGCAGTCCGATTCAAAGATTCTGCTATCTCTTCGATAGATTGATTCTCAACATTTTCTCTGATATATTGTTCTTCTTCGAGGCTTAGTTGTCCTCGTTTTCGTGGCTGTCTTTTTGATGCCATTCATCACTCCTCAATAAATCTGATATGTGTTGCTTTAATTTATCTAGCTGTAACTTAGGCACTTTAATACCATGCTTTAGTTTTAAGTAAGATTCTCTATGGTCACATTGTATGTGTTTGTCTAAAAAATCTAAAATTTCTTTATTTTGTATATTTTCTAAAAGACCTTGATTGGTTTCATTGACATTATTATCTTCGATATATAATGGCTGTATTATATTTTTCTTAGATTCATTCCTTTTACTCCAAGCAGCATAAGATTCGCAATCTGATTTATTCTTATATTCTTTGCATTGATTATCGGAACAGGAATATAATTTATCAAACAAAGGACAGTTAAAACAAGGTTTATCGGGCCTTTGATAATTATTCCGTTTAAAATTAAATAAACGATTCCTAACGTGTGTCCACAAAAAATTCTCCAATGGTCTTTTGCCATCGTATTTTTTTAGTCCTTCTAAAGCAAAAATAGCAGCCTGTTGCTTCATATCATTAATATCATGGTATGCAAACTTAAATTTATAACATAGTCTTTTACTAATATTATCTAAAACATCTAGAAATTCTTGATCTGTTACTTTATTATTCTGCTTTTTTGGACTGGTCTTCTTCTGTGTCTTCTTCTGTGTCTTTTTTTTCTTGGTCATTTAGTAAGCTGGCTATGCTTTTTCCTTCGGGTAGCTTTAAATCTGCACTTACATCTATACCGCTAGAATCTACTACATCTAAAATAGATCCAATTATATGATCAAAACTAGGTTTAGTCATTTTTTCTCCTTGCATAAAAGTTACCAATTCATAATATAATATGAACAAATTACAACTTGTCAATAATTAATAACACCAAAAGAGGAATATATGGCTACTTATAAAAAATGGTCAAATAGCGAAATTGAATATATTCGCAATAATCATGCTACTGTCTGCGATGAAGAACTAGCTGTAAAATTAAGCCAAATTACTGGAGAACATATCAGCACTTCTATGATTCGAAGACAAAGACGTAAGATTAAACTGGTCAAACCTCGTGGAAGACCTTTAAAAAATAAAAAGGTCGAAGAATACCCTACAGACAACGTTGAGGATGTACCTACTGTATGAGTAATACTATTTTAATTACCGGTGGCTACGGATTTTTAGGTCAGTGGGTTTTTAAAAAACTGATAGATCATGGATATAAGGAAAATGAAATTATAAGATTTCGGTCTAAGGACTTTGATCTAACAGAACAAAATGAAACCCGCAAACTTTTAAATAAGTATAAACCTAATACTGTAATCCATTTAGCTGCTAGGGTAGGAGGTATAGGGGCAAACAAGGAAAACCCCGGAAAGTTCTTTTACGATAATATGGCTATGGGAGTTAATATTATAGAAGCTTCTAGAACTCATAATGTTCAAGAATTTATCCAAGTTGGAACTGTTTGTTCCTATCCCAAATTTTGCCCCATACCTTTCAAAGAAACAGATTTGTGGAACGGATATCCAGAGGAAACAAATGCCCCATATGGAATAGCTAAAAAAGCGCTATATACAATGTTAGAAGGATATTGTAAACAATATAATTTTAATAGTATGGTCTTTGTTCCTTGTAACTTATATGGACCTGGTGATAACTTTGATCCTAAAAGTAGCCATGTGATTCCTGCTCTTATTAAAAAAATAGTTTATGCTAAAAATAATGATATCGATAGCGTAGATTGTTGGGGAGATGGAAGTGCTACTAGAGAATTTTTGTATGTTAAGGATTGTGCAGAAATAATAGTAAAGTCTTTGGGGGAAATAGGTCAATATAGAATATGCAATATCGGTTCTGGTTTTGAAAAAGAGACGAGCATAAAGGATCTAGTATATAATATATGTAAGGTTGTAGGATATAAAGGGAATATTAATTGGCAAACGGATAAGCCAAATGGACAACCTAGACGTTTGGTAGACTCTAGTCAGTTGAATGGTTTTATAGACTATCAAGAGTTCACACCATTAGAACAAGGATTAAAAGAAACTATCGATTGGTATGTTTCTCAATAATATATGTGCGGAATAGTAGCTTATATAGGTAAGAATAATGCTGTACCTTTTTTAATAGGTGGCTTAAAGAGATTAGAGTATAGGGGATATGATAGTGTGGGAATATCCTTTATAGAGAAAGATACTGGTCAAATTAAGACTATTAAGCAAAGTGGTAGCATAGAAGATCTGAAAGTTAATAAAAAGCTTTATGGAAATATAGGTATAGGTCATACTAGGTGGGCTACGCACGGTAAGGCTTGTAAAAGAAATGCCCATCCTCATGTTACATATAATAACTCTTTAGCCTTGGTTCATAATGGAATCATAGAGAATTATAAAGAGATCAAGAATAGTTTTAGGGATAAATATACAATCAATTCAGATACAGACTCTGAAGTATTGCTATATCTAATATATGATGTGTTGCAAGAAGTTGGGGATTTATATAGTGCTGTTAAAGTGGCTACAGAAAAGATTATAGGTGCGTATGCTTTTATATTGTTAGATCAGCAAAATCCAGATACTTTGATATGTGGTAAAAAAGGTAGTAGTTTATGTGTGGGAATAAATGATGGAAATTATTATGTAGCTAGTGATATAAGTGCTTTCAATAAAGATACTAATCATGTCATAACGTTAGAAGATGGATATATCAGTAAAATTACAAAAGATAAAGTAGAACATTATGACAGCAATGTAAAGAATGTAACACAATGCAATATAGAAAAAATATATAACAATGCATATGAAATTACTAAAGAAAATTACTCTAGCTTTATGTTGAAAGAGATATATGAACAACCGAATGCTGTTAGCGAATGTTTGTTGGGCAGAATAAATGGGTATAAGGTTAAGTTGGGTGGATTTGATAATAAGCAGATGTTTATAAGAGCTAGAAGGATTACTATATTAGGATGTGGATCTAGTTGGCATGCTGGATTGTTAGCTAAATATTATATAGAAGAGCTAGCAGGTGTAGGTGTCAATGTAGAATATGCTAGTGAGTTTAGATATAGGGATCCTGTTATAGAAAATGGAGATATTGTTATAGGAGTATCTCAATCAGGAGAAACAGCAGACACTATTGCAGCATTAAGATTAGCGAAAGAGAAAGGTGCAATTACTATAGGTGTGTGTAATACTGTTAATTCTGAAATAAGTAGAATGACAGAATGTGGGATTTATACGAGATGTGGTATAGAGGTTGGTGTGGCTAGTACTAAAGCTTTTACTAATCAATGTTTAAGTATGTTACTACTGGCATTATTTATAGATCAGACTACGAATCATACAGATTTAAATAAAAGAAAGAAAATTATTAGTGGTATTAAAGATTTACCTATACTAATATCTCAAGCTATTAAAGATTGTGCAGAGTTAAGGGATTTAGCGGAAAGATTCTATCATAAAAAGAATTGTTTATTTTTAGGTAGAGGATATAATTTTCCAATAGCTTTAGAAGGTGCATTAAAGTTAAAAGAGATTTCTTATATACACGCAGAAGGATATCCGGCAGCAGAAATGAAACACGGTCCTATAGCTTTAATAGATAATAAAATGCCTGTGGTAGTTATAGCGAACAATAATAAAGAATATAATAAGATTTTAAATAATAAGATAGAAATAGAGTCTAGAGGAGGTCAGGTAATAGCTATACTAAAGCACAGTAATGAAGATAATATAGGAAAGTATAATATTAAGGTTCCTGACTGCGAAGAATTAATTACTCCATTTATGTCAGTAATACCATTGCAGTTGTTTTCTTTACATTGTGCAGAAGGTAGGGGATGTAATGTTGATAAACCTAGAAATTTAGCAAAAAGTGTTACGGTAGAATGAATATAATTATATTAAATAAAGATACAGACGAAAAATATATAAAACAGTATATGGAATGTATCAGTGTTTTAAATAAATCAGACTGTGTGGTGCAGAATGTTGAGGATGTAAGGGAAAGATTAAGATACAGGAAAGAAAATATCATAACGTTCTTAGGAATAGCAGAAGATAATGTGGTGGCGACGTCTACAATATTATTAGAAATTAAATTAAGATACAGTAAGATGTGTTGTCATATAGAAGATGTGGCAACAAAAGTGGAGGATAGAGGTAAAGGTTACGGAAAGATGATAGTGGCACATTGTATCAAAGCAGCAAAAGACAATGATTGCTATAAGGTAAAGCTTAATTGCGAAGAATCGGTGATTCCATTTTACGATTCATTAGGATTTAAGCACCAAGGGGCTCATATGTATCTCTAATATTATAAAAAATAAACTGGCCAATTTATATAGAGGTTGCCAGTTGTGTATGCACCACCCCGGCGTTTTGAGACTCAGTCTCAATAACGTAGGAAAATAAAAAAACACCCCTCTTGCGTGGGGTATCTAGAATTTTGCTCACATGTGAATATATGTACAGTTAAACATACGTATAGTTGGGTGCGTTTTTATCTCAGCCAGTGATGGCAACGTAGCAAACGGAATGCCATACACTTATAAAATTATAAAAAACAATAAAAAAAATTTTGTGCTCGTTTGGCATGAAACTATATTTGAAAATTTCCAAGATTTTGCTTGCATCGCTAAAGTATATACTGTAAAATGCCGATATAACAAATAACACACTACACTTTGAAAGGTTTTTATTATGAGTAACGTAAATCAAAATTTTGAGATCTGCTACACTTCCGATTGCTGCGGAGCATATGTTCACTCCGACGCTCAAATCTGCCCTACGTGCCTCGAGCATTGTGAGGTTATTGAGGATTGCACGGTTTACGACGATTGTGAATCGGTACACTTCGATTCGATGCTAGATTTCTACGGGGCGGGCTAAACTTCCGCTTGCAATTTGTCGATAATTATTTTAGACTCTGATCATTCACCACCACCACCACCACGAGAAAATCATGAGACGCAAAAAAACAATTCCCACCGCCCTACGATTGCAAGTGATAGACCGGGACAATGGCCGATGCCGTGCTTGTGGTATCGGTGACCGTGACGCCCTGCAAGCCGATCATATCGTGCCAGAGTCTAAGGGCGGGAAAGCCAGTCTGGACAATCTGCAAGCCCTTTGCAGTGTCTGCAATAATCGCAAGCAAAATACCGTAGTCAAATTGGCGATCCGTCCACCTGTCGACGGGTTTGGTGATTACGCTGAGGTAATGCAAGCCAGAACAGACTTCCTTGAAACACTTGCAGACGTCCGACAAGCTGAGGTCCGACGATTAGAGGGTCTAGTCAAGGCATGGCGGGAAGCCAATGTCCGAGGTTGCATCATCCGTAACCGTCTGGAGAAAATAGTTGACAAGCGTAAAGTAGAGAGTATACTGAGAGCTACCCGATAAGGAGAAACGGAAATGAGTTACAACAATTGCATCATGCCAAAAGTCAGAAAAAATGTTTGGGTCGTGTATGACCTGGACGGCAACAAGATCGGAGAAGTCGGAGCTATGACAGAATCAGAAGCCCGTCAACTCGTACAGCATCACGTTCTAATCCCTTTCAGACTTTCACATATTGAGGAGTAGTAAATTGAAAACTTGCAAAGTAAATCCACTGAAACTAAACAGTACACGATTCAACACACAAGCACACAGGGAGCAAGGTCGATATGTTAAACGCTACTATTTCAGCAACGGACTTGGGGCAAGTATCGCTTTGCATGATGGGACTTATGGTGGTCAGCATGGTTATTTTGAATTGGCGATTCTGAAGTATGAACACGGAACGGACCCTGAGCAAACAAGCGAGATCATCTATGACACGCCGATCAATGAGGCTCTCGGTTGTGTAGATGTTCTTGGATGGCTTGACTTTCACGAAGTAGCTGCTAAACTACAAGAGATAAGAAACTACAACACAGGAGACTATTGCTACAATGAACGAACTAATTGAAGAGAACCTATATGTTACGCTTGACAAGCTAACAACTCGTTTGGTACAACTATATTATGTTAACAGTTGGGAATTAGATGATAAGGATGGAATGAGAGTAGCAGGAAATATACTTTACATGAGGAACTTGAAAAATGAGTAATACAGAAAAGCTAATGAGAAAATATCCTATCCTATCGGCGGCTTGGGATGAATGTACAATGATATGGAAAGGTGTTGAGCAGGATGGTACGGTTCATAAGTTTAATAGAAAGGCTATGAGGAAGATTGTAAAGAGTGAACAGACTAAGGTAGATGATAGATACCTGAGCAGTAAAGACAATATGATTAATCCTATAGGAAAGCCAGGGAGTAGTGAAAGGCTCGAGGCTTTACGATCACACTATGAGAATACTGTAGAACAATCACCATTCGGAGGATAGCATGCAGCCATTAGTTGACCTGGAGCCAATCATTCGACAATACGGCCCTATCGTTTCGATGGGGTACGTGTTGTTATTCGCTTATATGTTTACCAGAATGGTGTTTCGAGTGTAAACCCTTACCAGTAAACGACTTACGGCCGGGATGCCCGCAAGAGGGGGTATACGGATGTGTACTACCTAACCCTTCGGGTTAGTAATTATGGAAACAGCCAGCCAGTAAAAAAATATTTTTATTAAGGTTATGGCCGGAGTGAACCGATAATATATATATAAGGGAAACAATCACCAACGGAGAAAAATGATGTTGACAATCTACACTATATTTGGTATCATGGTAGGGTTCGAAGGATATGATAATGGTAAGGTATATTTTGGAGTGTATACCCCCAATTGTGAGTACGGATATGTTATTACGCCGGAGGAAATTTACTTGGACACAATCTTAGAAAAAGAATAAAGATTTCGCTTGACAATGCCGATAATGACTGTATACTTGGAATATAACACTTAACCACTTGGAGAATGATTATGACACCTGCTGAAAACATTTACCGATCCGATCTTGACGACGTTGACGGCCTTGACATTGTTGACATGATGGAAGATGACCAGTATGATGACGGACAGCCTGACCTTATGCAAGAATGTGACGACCTGTACGGATACGGGACAGAATGGGATTGCTATAACGAAACATATGAAAACTATGAAGATTGGGGTTAAGCTATGGACATGCCATACTATTTTGACGAATTTGCGACTGAAGATATACAGATGTGGGTTCGTTGGGCAGGAAATGAGATTCCAAAAGCAAAGTTGAGGGGAGATGATGTAACAGATTGGGAAAATATTGTTCGATCAGGTTCTAAAGAATTACTACAACGATACAGGGAAGAAAATGAATAAAGCTATGGATCCAAATTTCAGATATTACGATTGCAGTAATATTGTAGATGAAAATACTGGAGAGGAGCAGGACAATTTGTCGATAATGGTAGCAGTACCTAAGATTGATCTTAGCACAGCAGAGAACAGACAAGAAAATATAGCAGCGATTTCAGGTATTGTAGAGGAGCAATATCGTCGAGGCGTTCAAAGTTTTACTTATGAGGAGTATACAGCAGAATGAATATTATAGAATTAGATTTCATGTCGATTGTAATAGGATATACAGTTGGCGTAGCTATGATGTGGTCATTAACTCAAACAGTATTTTACACGGAGAATGAAGATGACGGAAAAACAAAAGGAAACGATGAAAATTCTAGGAGTGGCGTTTATCATTGGAATTATCCTTACAATATGTTTACATCTGACTGAAGGATCAGCAGCTCCACCTAACTTTTTATAAGCGTAACCCGTTGCTGTACAACAACTTACAGCGACGGGGCCCGCATATCGTATGCCAAAAAAAATTCTTATATTGCTCTTTTTATAGTTGACTTATTAAAGTTCAGAGGTTAAAATTGTCGATATAAGAGAAAGATCAAACACCACTTTTTTTGGAGACAACAATGGCAATCACTATCGAAAGACGTAAGGCAGTAGCTAACAGTAAGAACGGTGGACAAGGAGGTAAAAGAGCAGAAATTACTTTTGACGAAGAATGTGTAAGAAGAGGGTTTCATTCTTTTGAAGCTACCAACGACAAAGGAATTGATCGGATCGTAATGTTTAACGGAGAGAACGGAGAGAAAATTTTTAAAACTGTACAGATAACAGTTGCTACTCCACAGATACGCCCAACCAAAAACGATCCAGAGAGAGCTACAAGTGCAACGATTGCAAAACCGGCATCTAATATTAGGGAAGATGTGGATTTGGTAGCTGTTGGTGTGCCTTGGGCTTCAGAAGAGAGAAGTATAAATTCAGGAAAGATGGGTAACCATGTTATGTGGTTGTTAATTCCAGCAGATGTATACTGTGATGATAGAATGTTTAAATATTACAATACGACCGGAGATACTTGGAATCTACCTTTTGTAAAAAAGTTTCGACCACCACTTGACAAAGCGTATGATGCGTGGTATCTATTCACACGCAACGTATTTTCTGGACAGCTAATTGACAGCTTTTTTTAAAATTTAAATAACTCGTTGCTGTATAAGAGTTTACAGCGACGAGGCCCGCACGCCTCATGCCAAAAATTTTTTTTATTTTTTTCTGTTGACAGCTAAAGTTTATCTGGTAGAATGTCGATATAACACTTAGGAGGAAATAATATGACACACGCAGAAGCAACAAAATTGGTTTTAGGAAAGAATAACAGAATGCAACGCAAGGTAGCAAACAATACTACCGTAAGAATAAAGCCGGATGGCAGCGTGGCTTTCATGTTATACAGTACGGATGTTGTGACTATTCACGATGACGACAGCGTAACGCTGAGACATGGTGGACACAAGACGCCCACAACAAAAGACAGAATCAATAAGTTTAGTCCTTTTTATGTACGTCAAGAAAATTGGGAATGGTATGTAAATGGGATTGCAGCTTTTGAGGATGGAATGACGATTAAGGCTTGACAAGGTGTCAAGTCTATGGTAGAATGGTTTTAGTTAGGTTTTTCACACTAGGAGTTTTAAAGATGGATAATTTGATGATTTCAGTTGGTATCGTTGTTATTAGTGCAACGGCCTTGGTAATGTTTGGTATTTATTCTGTGTATGGTGGTAGTCGTGCTAGTTTGTGCGAAGCACAGCCGGGACAGGTTTATAATTTTGAATACCTGCAACCATTGAATGGTGATAGTAAACGTGTACTTGCAAGGGTATTAGATAAGCCTTACAAGTTTTCAGATTCTGAATTACGACAGATGAATCGACGGTCTACATACCGTAGAGATGACAAGGATTTCAAGCGAACTAATCACTTGGTAACTTGTCAGACTCATGACGGTGAGATTCGACAGTTTTACTGTGAGCGTGTCAAGAATTGCCGCAAGCCGCTATTCGGTAGCATCGTGGCATAACGTATTCTTCCGTGGTGTGTGTGAACCGGCCTAAGTTGTTGCCTAGCAATGACTTAGGTTCGGTCGTGCCCGCACAGTAGCTGTAAGTTGTTGTCAGCTATAGAGTTACAGCTATTTGTCTCACCCTATCCACTCGGTTAAATTTATGTAAAACAGTCAGCAAAAAAACTCAAGAATATAGTTGACAAAGGACGATAATATTGTATACTGAGGGGACAAGCAACATCACACCGGAGACAACCACAATGAAATTTTCAGCAGCAAACACCAAACTCAAAAAACTCTACAAGCTCGCAACAACTGTACTCAAGCGGTGGTTGGGTCAGAAGATAGGACGGTCTACTGCCAAAGTTTATTCTTTCGATCTGTTATCGGGAGTAGACTGTCCTTTCGCCCATAACTGCAAGTCTCAAGCCGAAGAGCAGGCAGACGGTAGTCGCAGAATTAAGGACGGTCCTCATACCAAATTCCGTTGCTTCTCTGCTAGTCAAGAAGTATTGTTCACCAATACATACAAAAGTCGCAAGCGTAATCACGACGCTATACATAGTCTGGAAACAAGTGACGCTATGGCAGACGGATTGTGTGCAGCATTACCCAAGGACGCCAGAATTATTCGTATTCATGTGTCTGGTGATATGTTCAGTCACAAGTATTTCATGGCATGGATCAAAGTCGCAGAGCGTAACCCTGATGTTTTATTCTATGCTTACACTAAGTCTCTGACGTATTGGGTTCGTAGTCGTGACCTTGTGCCTGCCAATCTTGTTTGACTGCATCATACGGTGGTCGTGACGATCATCTGATTGCAGAGCATGGTCTACGATCTGCTAAAGTAGTTTTCAGCCAACAAGAAGCAGACGATCTAGGTCTGGAAGTCGATCAACGATGATAGTCATGCCTGCGATCCAACCAAAGCAAATCAGGATTTTGCTCTACTGATTCACGGAGTACAGCCAAAGGGTAGCAAAGCAGCGGAAGCACTAAAGATTCTCAAGAAGGAGGCAGACAGCATGAAGGTATACATAGCATCAGGAAATTTTAGGAAAGTATTTAATACGGATCTAAACAAAAAAGAAATAGTTATAAAAATGTTTTTAGATTATATGACAGGGAGCGAATTGATAGACGAATATGTATATGTAGACGAACGTGGTTGTAAGGACTATATTAGTGCAGATAAGAAGACAACCGTGTGGGAGACGGAGGATATACTAGAAGAATGCTATCACATCCTGGACGAATCTCGTGATAAAGATTTTGAGGAATGAAAGGAAACCGGGCCCGCATGTATGGCGTAAGTTGTTTACTGGTAACGACTTACGTTTTTTTTTATATTTTTTAAAGAATAGTGTTGACAACGACGATAATAATGATATACTTAGGATACATGGCACGGAATAGTTACCCAGACATTCGTACCTGAGATTGTGATTCGACAAGGTACTGGCGATAGCAATCGGAAATGTCTGTAGGGTGCGAACCCCTAGTGTCCATGACCGCACATTAAGATGGATAAGGCGTATAGCACATAGGCAGCCTGATAGCTATACGGGAAAGTGTTACCCTAGAACGGGTTTCGCCTAAGTCCTACAATACAAACAACTGGTGACCTCTGAGGAGAGTATCCGCTGAGAAGGCATTGACCAACAACGCAGGATTCTATACCTTCCGGCTAGGCCGGGGAAGATTGGACCAACATCGTATAGACGCCAGTTTGTTCTACCTAATCTAGTAAGATTAGTTTAGGATGGTTACAGTCAGCCAAAATATTAAAGTATTGACAATAGTATGCCGATAATGTATACTAGGGGAAAGGAGACAATTATGTATTTTCAGTATGACACCAATAGTTCTGTAATGCCAATACCCTACAAAACTATAGAAACGAGAGTGAACAGTCCCAACAAGAAGCAAAAAATTATAGAGATGCTAGATCATTTTTCTAGTATGGGTGTGGAAGAAATTACGTTGTCAGATATGTCTAAATTTATGGGTACTACCATTAGGCAGGCTAGGTGGTTTGAAGATAAAGATAGGAATAAACTATATCCTGACAATGCTTATACTAGTCGTGGTGCTCCGTTTCCATCTACTTGGAATGTCCAAATATGGAAAGATTGGCTAAAGGTATTGACATCATAATGTCGATATGATATACTAAGGAGAAGGAGATAGTTATGAAATACAGAGTACGATTTCACTTGCAACGTGGTCAGCACTACATGCACTGGCAGATTCGAGCATGGGATGGTACAGTCAAGTATCTCGATCCACAAAAGTATCAGATTGAGATGAGAGGCTGCACACTAATCAATAAGAAAAATGCTGCCAAGAAAGTTCATGCAGCAGGTAGGAAGGATGTTTGTGGTTGGGTAGAATGTAACAATTTTGATATACTAGAGAAAGGTAGTATACCTATTGACAATTTAGAAAGATTATCGTATAATCCTATAGTCGAGCCACGTTGGAAGCGTGAGGATGATGACGGTGATTTTGATTGGGATGATTATGACTTCGATAGTCTGGTCACGGATGGTAACAGGGTACACATACTTGAGGAGGTCTGTCATGCCTAACTGGTGCATAAATAAGTTGACTATTACACACGATGATAAGTCTATGCTGGACAAGTTCGAGAAAGCATATCGTGACGATTGGACGATTGAAACTTTCTATCCTACTCCTAGAGATCCCGGTGATCCAACAAAGTTGATGGGCGAGGGCAGATCCTATAGCGATAAAGATAATGTCAACACTAGCTGGTATCTGTGGCGTTTACGGAACTGGGGTACAAAGTGGGATATTGGTTGCAAAGATGCCTATGGTCTGGAGCCAACTAGAGTAGACGACGAACTGAATGTAACGTTCGATAGTGCGTGGAGTCCACCATTAGGTTTCTACGAGAGGTTGGTAGTCTTAGGGTTTGACGTACAAGCCTCCTATTTTGAGCCAGGAATGAGTTTTGCCGGAATATGGCATAATGGTGTGGATAATTATTATGAGGGTCATTGGAAAGAATTTCCAGAAGCATTAGTCGATGAGTTTGATATGTACGAATATTATCAAGAATTGGAGGATTAAAATGTAAAGTTTATAGTTGACGCATGACGATAGATATAATATAATTGGTTTACACGTTTGGTTTACTTTTACTTTGGAGAATAATAATGAAGGCTTTTACTTTTAACGTATGTGTTGCTGCATCTGATCTGGATACAGAAGTTGTTACAGAGATCATAAAGGAAGCACTTACCGATGGTCTACCACAAGAAACTCTTAGTGTTGTCAGCAAGCCTGATATCAAGGAGTATTGTGAACAGGGGTGGAAAGTGGCACGAAACCGTAAGTTCGGTATCGGTGTCAAGGAAGCAGGAGATGCTCACAAGGCAACTCTGGTAGTCGAATCAGCTAAGGCTGACGCTCTGCTACAGGGAGTGTAGTCAAAAAGTCAGAGCCGCAGGCGTCAATGGGGATAACCAAGACCTGCGGTTCTGGCCTTTGGCTCCGTAGTTCAACGGATAGAACAGTGGTCTTCTAAACCTCAAATGTGAGTTCGATTCTCGCCGGAGCTATTATGGATAAAAAAGAAAAGATCACAACAGTATTAGATTATTTAAATCACAGAATGAGCGTAATGAATCAATCTGAAACAGATAAGGTAAAGAAAATTCTTGAGGATGACGATATTACTCTCAAGGAGGTAGTCGAATGGTATATAGATTATGTTTGGTCGCACTCTTAATATTTTGTAGTGGATGTGTGACTACTAGAGCAACTGTTACGTGTAATAAGACAATAGACTTGACAGGCCAACCGGACAACGGTAGAATGAATGTGGGTGTTCGATTAGAATTGTTCCGAGATTGGACAAGATGAACGTATTACAGCAAGAACTAGATGAGTTCAGAAGAACACCAGATGGTAAGGTTATACAGGGATGTAGCCATACTTCAAGGGTTTTGAGCCATAAGTATCGTAATCAAGTAGTAATGAGTACTTATGCTGGTTTAAAAAAGTATGACGGATCATACGATGCTATCGCCTGTTGTGGAACTAGTGGATTAATGGTGGTTCCACAGATAGCAGAATTATTAAAAAAGAATATCATTGTGGTAAGGAAAAACACAGATGGGTATTCGGATTTTATGGTTGAGGGTGCTAGTACTCGTCAGTATATTATTATTGACGATCTCGTATGCTCTGGTGGCACAGTAAAACATATTATTAAAAATATTAAAGAAGAAATACCTATAGCTAAATGTATGGGTGTGTGGTCTTATATAAAAGATCAATGTGCTTACAGAACTATGCCAGAATACTGTAAGCGTGACTTAGGCGTACCGTATCTGTAATACCTAAACTGCAAGGTTTGGTAATTATGGTAAAGCCAGCGGGCAAAATCTGCGTAAACCCTTGCTGGGTAACGACTTACGGATATTAAAAATTTTACTAAAGATTATCGTTGACAGCGACGATATATATGATATACTTAAAGCATACAGGACATTACTCTTACGAAAGGAACTAAAATGCCTGCTAATGTTGAATCTATGTTTTACACCGGAGCAAAACCTTGGCATGGTCTTGGTGAGAAGTTGGAAGATGCTCCAACAATCAGCGAAGCCATCGAAAAATCTGGTTTAGATTGGGAAGTTGGCGTCAAGGATCTCGTAACCAAAGATGGTTATGACGTACCTGCCAAAGCAACCTATCGCAAAAGCGATGGTAGTATTCTAGGAGTGGTCGGCCCAAGATACGTACCACTTCAGAATAAAGATGCTTTCGAGTGGTTTCAGCCATTCGTAGACGCTGGCGAGTGTAGTCTCCACACGGGAGGTTCGCTTAGTGGTGGTCAGAAGGTTTGGGCACTTGCTCAATTAAACCGTGACCCCAGCGAAATTGTCAAGGGTGACGAGGTGCAGAAGTTTATTCTGCTTTCCAACAGTCACGATGGCACAACTGCTATTCGTGTGGGCTACACCCCAATCCGTGTTGTTTGTGTCAATACCTTAGCTTTCGCTCATTCCCACAAAGAAAGCAATCTACTACGTATTCGACATACTAAGAGTGCCCAAGCTAATCTTGATAATGTTCGTGACATCATGGACAATATCAATGCACAGTTCGAGGCAACTGCGGAACAGTTCCGCTTTCTGGCTAGTCGAGACTTCAATCAGGCTGACGTTCGCAAATACGTCAAGGTTCTGCTGAATATCGACAAGACTCCTGACGACGACCTCAAGACTCGTACTAAGAATGTCCTCGATGATATTCTCTCTACGATTCATGGGCCAAAGCAGGATATGCCGGGAGTCCGTGGTACTTGGTGGGCAGCCTACAATGGCTTCAACGAGTATCTAAATTATAACAAAGGCCGTAACGCCAATAACCGCATGGAAAGCCTGTGGTTCGGTCAGAACGGTACTGCTAACAACAGGGCACTAGCACTCGCTACAGAGTACGCTAACGCTCTCTAATCGCTCTCCTTTCGTGGTGTGCGTCGGGCAGGTCATTCCTTGTGGTGGGGAGTGGCCTGCCTTCTTTTATGGCATAGAAGATGCCCGCGAAAATTAGTTAAGTTGTTTACTGACAAGGACTTACAGATATTTTCTAATGGTAATGGATGCACCTGTCCGATATAATGGTATAGTGATACGGTGATGCAGGAGAGAAAGAGTATTATATTAATAATTATTATAATTGTACTAGCTAATCAATAAGGTTTGCTAAAGTTGTCTATAGTCAGCCAGAATTATAATTGCTATGAGTATGTAATTTTAGAATACTCCTGAGATTGTGGAGGTCGATATATATGGTATAATGGAACTAGATGGGTTGAGGTCTAGAGACATTAGCCACTTTATTATAATTAATAAATAGAAAGAGTCAAGCCTATGCTGGTTTTAATTCTCATTTTACTTGTATTCTGTTTAGACTAGAAAGGGGTATATTAATATTGAAATAGTATATATTACTACCAACCGACCTGCATAATTATTAATCCTGAACTACGTTTTGTCAAGATTAGAATTGGTCTTATTTATTTTGGTTAAATTAAAATTTATTTTTACAGGAGGTGAAATATGATAATAAATCCTAAGTCTACGGAAGTGGACGGCCCGGTATGTAGTCTTTTGATTAAAGAGATTGGTAAACCTAAAAATTTAGTAATGTGTAAGGCTATGAATGTTTATGATAATAGATGGAGAATAAATGTTTATACCAGATATATGGTTGATGCAGAAACCCAATTAGAGGGTAATCAAATATCTTATAGTTGTTTTGCTAAATTAAATTCTAAGTCAGACAAATTGGAAATTGTAGATTCTACTCCTAGTGGTTTAACTATTTAATTTTTAATAATTTAAAACATATTAAATCGTCACCTTGCCAAAGGTTGGCGATTTTTTATTATATAGTGTGATGACCAAGGGTTGAGTTTTCACAAAATGAACAAGGAAAATATATGAAGGATTTTGTAGTATTATCTGGATTAGGAAAAAGACGACAACTTATTAAACATGATGGTCTGTATCATGTTATGGCAAAGACTGATGTTAAACAGGGCGAACTAATTGAAAGATGCCCTATGATTAAACTAGAACATAAGTCTAAATATATTACAGACCCTCAGATTTTAAAGTATTCAATAGTCGAACCTAGCAATGATCTGGAAGAAACTAAAAAGCATGGATATGATCTTTGGGTGATGTTAGGTGATGGGTCTTATTATGAACGTAGTGAGAATCCTGATCTTCTTAGAGCATACTTTGATTTTAAATTCGATAAAGAATATGTAGATATTTTAGCAATTAAAGATATAGCTAAAAATAGTAATATTATTGTTGGTAATATACCTAAAACAGCATCTCCTAAACCATCTCACAATAATCCTGTCGTGCGTAGTACAGACCCAGAACCAGAGTTGACAGACGATGAGTTCATGGAATCTATGAAGGCACTATTAGAAGCAAACTCATAATTTGTTTTTCCTAATCTATAGAGATAGTTGCAAAATAGTTACAGTCAGTCAATTTTTGTATTTTCTAATATAATCGGGTTGTGCGAAATGGTGACAGTCAGTCAAAAATATGGAAGATAAAATAGCTATAGGATTTAAGACTCAAGAACCTTTGGCTTGTGAATCTGTGTGCCAAAAGATAGAGAAATTAATTAATAATTATATTAAAGATAATAGGAAATTAGATGAGGTAGTTATGGTTATTAGTTTATTACCTATAATAGATCAACCAGTACCTAATTTATACAGGGAAGATAGGAAATAAAGAATGATCCCATATATACTTTCGTTCTATAGTTAAATTATTTAAAAATTTTAAACTATTATTAAATTCTTGTTCGGTGGGTTTATAATGACCAGACCAATTATCAATATATTTTATTATACCTAATTTATCTACTATCAATCTTCCTGCACCATTGACACAATAAGGAAATTCGGAACCTAAAGGGTGTCCATCAGCAATTCTTAATATACCATTAATATCAATAATATAATCATGTATTTTAAGTGGCTTACTATCAATAAATATCTTATTATCTATAATTTTATAAACAAGTTCATTATGCCTATTCTCATACCTAGCAACATGCCACTTAGTATCTATAGTTTCATCCCAGTATTCTTCTTCTAATACTATTATATTTTTATTTTCTGCAACAATTATATCAACTATTGCCCTTATTGTCTCTTTTCTCATACATATTATAACACTAACAATCCAACTTTACAACTATTTTATTTGTTTTTTCCATAATTTTTACCTATTTCTCTGCATAAATCTAAATTTTTTACTTATTGTAAGGAACGGAGGTAAAAATAGAGTATAAGAAGGGAATTATTAAAGGATCATATCTGCTATAGTCGATACTATTGACAGGCGTGTTGCTATGGTATATACTGGTATGGTTGATAAGAGTAGAAAAGTTAATATTTTAGGGGAAAAATGTATAAAACCGTACTTCTCACTGTAAGCGAAATAAACCTTATACGCAAGGTGTTACAGGCTCAACTCAAGGGTAATTTGACACAAATAAAACATAAAGAAGCACAGAATCTACACATCATTGATAGAGCATTATTGGGTAAAATTCCCACCAAACTCGCAAATGAAAATATAATCAAGGGTTAATTACCCACAAATGAAATGGAAATTAAGATATGTTAGGCAATATTGCGGCGGTTATCTTTGTTTTGTTATTCTTGTTGGGTAGTATTTGTATAATTTGTTCTATATTATTTGATCCAGATACAGCAAGACCTACTATTGTTCATACTAAAAAGGAAATTAATACTGAGGCATTTGGCGATTTGTTGATGCAAGATGACATTATGATTGATGACGATTTATTGGAATAATAATATATTATATCGGTGTATGATTAATAATCTAAAAACTAATAAGGTTATTAATTATGGAACAGTCAATAAAATTTAAAGTGGTCGATGGAGAGATAGACCCAGAAGTAAAATCGGTACAAATTTATAGACCGTATACTACAGAAACAGGAGAAATTAGTTGGGGATATATTGACAGTTTGCATCCGATGAGTAAAATGGATTTGCTCATACTCAAGAATACCATACAGGAATATTTACAAAAATATGATTGGAATTAATATTCAATACCCTTGGTCTGAATTACTTATTAATTTAGATAAGTGTGTTGAAACGAGGTCGTATCCCTTACCACAAAAATACGAAGGTGAAGAGTTAGCATTAATTGAGACTCCCGGTAAATTTGGCAAGTTTAAAGCTAGAATTATTGGAACAATAACATTCAGTCATAGTTTTAAATATAATAATATACAAGAATGGGAATCTGACTATAATAGACATAAGGTAGATAAAGATAGTGGGTTTGGTTGGAAAGATAATAAGGATAAATATGGTTGGGTAGTTTCTCAAATATATAAATTTGATAAGCCATTTCCAGCACCAGAAAACAAAGGGATAGTTTTTACAAATAATTGCGATACTGTAATACCTACAGGAGTATAACATTGTATATTGTGGTAACTAATGATATGGCTAGTTTTGCTGTTGAGTTAAGTGAGTTCAAGATAAAAGTGGTGTTAAATTTTTTAATGATAATATCTTACCAGTTTTGCAGACGCAGTGTTATTCGTGTCATTCTTCTGCCTCAGAAAAAACTAAAGGTGGATTTGCAATAGATACTAGGCTGGGAGTATTACAGGGTGGCGATTCTGGCCCAAGTGTGGTTCCCGGTAAGCCAGAAGAAAGCCCTCTGTTTGATTATGTAGAGTCTGGTGATATGCCGCCAGATAACCCATTAGATAAAAAGACTGTTGACTTATTTCGACAATGGATTAAAATGGGATTACCTGATCCACGTTACAAGCATGAGAACAGAGCAATAGAACTTAGACAGGCTAGACAGTTCTGGTCATTCAAGCAGGTTAAACGTCCTGCTGTTGCTAGTTACGAAGATGGTACAGAAATAGATAGTCTTCTTGATCGTGAGATGGCGAAGCAGGGTCTCAAACCTGTGGAACCAGCAGATGACTATACAATAATGCGTAGATTATATTTTGATCTTATTGGATTGCCTCCAAGTGAGATACAGATAAGACAGTTTATGCAGGACAAGAGTGAAAATCGTTATGAAAATTTAGTCGATACTTTACTTGATGATGAAGGATTTGGCGAGAAATGGGGAAGGCATTGGCTGGATGTAGCAAGGTATGGCGAGAGCAGTGGACAAGACAGAAATTTAGTTAGTCCTTATGCTTGGAGATACCGTGATTATGTTATAGATAGTTTTAATGAAGATAAACCATTCGATGAATTTATAAAAGAACAAATTGCTGGTGATCTATTGCCACATAAAACTTTTGAGCAATACAATACGAACAGAATTGCTACAGGCTATCTGACAATAGGCACAAAAAATATACAGGCACAGACTAGACAGTTTGAAGCAGACCGCAATGATGACCAGATAGATGCTATCACCAGAGGTTTTCTTGGTATGACTTTGAGTTGTGCAAGGTGTCATGATCATAAGTTTGATCCTTTTAGTCAAGAGGATTACTACGGTGTTGCTGGTTTATTTAACAATACAAAGAACCTTGATGGTTTGTATAGAGGAAACAATAACACTGGTTATCTTGGTGAGTATGGCTATTTAGTCACTAAAGAAACAGAAGATTTATACAAACAAAAAAGAATAAAAGAATGGTTCCTTCTTTGTGATATAAAGAATTTGCAAACTCAAATAGAATCCATTAAGACATGGAACAAAAGAGCGACAGAAGAACAACTAAACAGAGAACTTGGTAAGAGACAAAAGACTCTGGATACAAGATGGCAGAACTTAAAAAGATTACAGGAAAGAAGAGTTTAAAATACTCTGGAATATCTTGAGCCTGTAATGACTGTAAAAGATAAAGATAAAATGTCTGAGATTAAATTAGCAATCAGAGGCGAAGTAAATAATCTGGGTGATGAAGTACCAAGAAGATTACCAGAAATATTTAGTGACAGACCTAATCTCAACTTTGATAATACCAGTGGACGTTATCAACTGGCAGAATGGATTGCACACAAAACTAATCCTTTGACATACAGGGTTCATGTAAATAGAGTGTGGCGACATTTATTCGGCAAAGGTATACTTGACAGTTTCGATAACTTTGGTATACTAGGTGGTGAGCCAACTAATCTTAAACTTATGAACTATCTTTCCAGTAAGTTTACTACTGGCAAGTTGTCAAACAAAAGATTAATTAAAACTATTGTTATGAGTAATGCTTACAGACGTAGCAGTAACTTTAATAAAGAAAATTTTGAGATTGACCCAGACAATGTATATGTTTGGCGAATGAATGAGAAAAGATTAGAGGCTGAACAGATTAGGGACAGTCTGTTGTTTGTCTCAGGCAAACTAGACGAGTCGCATAAGAACATAAGCGATTTCCAAACAGGAATTAAAGCACCGGGAAAAGAATTAAGAAAGTATATTGGAGAAACCAAGTCTAGGTCTATTTATATTCCTTCTTTGAGGGACAACAAAATAGAAGTCTTGGATACATTTGACAGACCAGACAACAGCCTTATGGCAGCAGAAAGGAACGTGACTACCGTGAGTACACAAGCACTATTCCTAATGAACAATCCAAAGATTATTGCTCTGGCAAAAGAAATGGCAAGAGAAATGTGGCAAAATAATATGAGGATGGGTAGAACTATGCCAAGGTTATTGCACCATAATAATCTTCATAGTATATGGCAAAAGATTCTTGGGAGACCACCATCTAAAGAAGAGATTTGAAAAAGCAATGACTTTTTATCTGAAGGATACAGAGCAAGCAGAGCAGATTGGTTTAGGAGTTGGCAAGACTCCAGAAGGCGAAGAGTTTGTTGACTACACAAGTAAAGTAGATATTAAAAAGAAGAATGAGATTATGGAAAAGAATCTCGCAAACCTAATCCAAATACTAATATGCACAGGAGAATTTAGAAATGTTAAGTAACTATTTTAACAGACGACACTTATTACAAACAGCAAGTGCTGGATTCGGTATGCTTGCACTCAAAGGACTGCTTGCAGAAGAAGCAGCACTGAGTAATAAAAAGATTATATTCATGTACATGAATGGCGGGATGACACATACAGATACTTTTGATCATAAACCTTTAATGGTAGAGAAAGACGGTACTGATGATCCAGTAAGTAAAGGTCGTAAGATTATTAAACCCGCAGTTCCATTGACTCCTGCTGGTGAAAGTGGTATTGAGATTAGTGAGAACTTTCCACACCTGAGAAAACATGCTGATGATCTATGTTTGATTAATGGTATGAAGAGTAAGAGTGGTAATCATAATCAGGCTAGACAATTACTTCATACAGGTAATTTCCAATTTACTCGTCCAAGTATGGGTAGTTGGCTTTTATATGGCCTAGGAACAGAGAACAAAGAACTACCGGGATTTATTACTATCGACGCTAATGTTGGGCCTGAGAATTATGGTAGTGCATTTTTACCTGCTATTTATCAGGGTACGGCAGTAAACGCTGGCAACATGGCAAATGCAATACCTAATCTTAAAAGTCCAATTAGTAGGGATGAACAGAGGCAAAATCTGGATTTCCTCAGTGACCTGAACCATCTACAATTAAGAGGTGAGAACAGTAGGCTTGAGGGGTTGATTGAAAGTTATGAGTTGGCATTTAAAATGCAAACAAGTGTACCAAACACAATTAATATAGCAAATGAATCTCCAAAGACTCTTGAGAAATACGGTATCAATAATAAAGCAACTGCTAAATTTGGTAAGCAGTGTTTATTAGCAAAAAAGTTTAGTGAGGCTGGTGTTCGTTTTGTCGAGATTGGTCACGGTGGTTGGGATATGCACCAAGACATTGGCAACAAACTAAAAAACAATGCAACGGCTATTGATCAGCCTATTGGTGCGTTGCTACAGGATTTAAAAGATTCTGGCATGTTTGAGGACACTATAGTTTTATTCGGTAGTGAGTTTGGTCGTACTCCGGGCATCAAGGCTGGTGCTACAGGAAGAGACCATAATAATGGTGGGTTCACTGTGTGGATGGCAGGCGGTGGCGTAAAGGGTGGCATGAGATACGGTACTACTGATGATTTTGGACATAAAGCAGTAGACTCATTGACATGCACGATTTACATGCTACTATATTATATCTAATGGGTATTGATCATACTAAACTTACTTACAGATACAGCGGTAGAGATTTTAGATTGACAGATGTATTCGGTAATATTCAACACGATATTATAGCATAATGGCAGAAAAAAAAGTTAGAAAAAAGATACCAAAAGAATTAGCAATCATTCAACGCAGATAATTGTACTGGGTGTGAAGCCTGCTTAGAAGTATGTCCTGTTGATTGTATATTCCAAATTAAAAATGGAGTAACTCAATGGTGTGAAATTGATCTGTCTACTTGTATAGGTTGTGAGCAATGTATTCATGTTCCCGGTAACAAAGGTAAAATTTATGATGTACTGGTTTGTCCTTGGGATGCCATTGAGATGGTTCCAACGGAAGAAATAGCACAGACACAGGCAAAAATGGGAGGCCCACCAGAGTATGTTGAGGAAAACTGGGAGAGACTTGTGGATATAGCACAGGGTATAGCGGAGTTAAAAGGTAAGAAAAAATGAACATAATAATTAGACTTTTATTAAGTATTCTGTATTTTTTGTTAGCAACTCCTAGATGTTTATGGTTATTTGTGGTGTATCTTTTTAAAAAGGAGAAAATATTATGAGAACTAACAAATATTTAGAAGCACTAAAAGCAATAGCGGATAAGCCGGGGAAAAGTGATCCTCGTAGAACTCCTGCACCTAAAAAGGATCAGAAAAAAGGTAGTAAGAAAAATAAGCCCGATAGTGCTAAGGATGATAAGGGCAAGATTAGTTTTAGTGCAAAAACTGTAGAGAAGTTAAAGAATAAAGTTAGTGAACATAATAAAAAAGGAAAAGGCAGCAAGGCTACACTTTAGGAATGTTAAAGGCAGTATACAGAAGAGGTGCTGGTGCTTACTCAAGCTTCTCACGCTCCTAAAATGAGTAGAGATGGTTGGGCAATGGCAAGAGTAAATGCTTTTCTTAACTTTACTTAGAACAGGTAGACCGGCAAATTCTGCATATAAGCAGGACAACGATTTACTGCCAAAGGGACATCCACGAAGTAGCAAATAATTAAAGTTTGCTATTGACTGTGGACGATAAAGTAGTATAATGAGTACAACAGCAACAATAATTGCTTTTGTCTTGGTCTATCTTACTACTTTGGATAACGGATTTTAACGATGGAAACTTTGATTGATCCTAAAGATATTACTAATTACAATCGTACAGATGTAGAACTAGAATCATTTTGGATATTCTGCATCCTTGTTGCAGGAAAGAACAGTGACACTACTTCAAGATTAGTTACAAAACTATTAAAAAATAGAGGAGATAAAACTCCCTTTGAATTTATTACGAAGTCTTAAACTATCAGAACTACATAATTATTTAACTGCACATAAGACGGGACAGTATGATAGAATACGCAAGGCTTTATTCTTCTCTGCTAAGATTAGACCTAAGAACTTGTACAAGAGATGACCTGATGGATATTCATGGTGTTGGGCCAAAAACTGCAAGATTTTTCTTGTTACATACTAGAGAATTTTGTGACGAGGTTGTTCTTAGATACTCATATCCTTAACTGGATGAGAGTTAAGTGTGATATAAAAGATGCCCCTAAAGAATACTCCACAAAATCCAGAAAAATATGCTCAAGTATGCAGGACTATGTAAATATCTCATGGAAACAACATTATCCCGGCTTGACATTGGCTCAAGCAGACCTTATGATCTGGACAGAGATGAGTGGGAGACTGGATTAGTAATGATTGCTTTTGCGAATAATATATAACAGTCTTTAGTGCTTGAATGTCCTTGTTGTAATTCTCATTTTAAGTTTAATGAATATTTTATTAAATCGGCAGTCCATTTATAGCTTTTGATAACTATGGCATTTAAATCGGAGATGTAGTTATTTTTTGCAAAGAAAAACAAGAAAATACAACCTAAAGATTCTGTTTGACAGAGAGACCGATACATATAGTATAATTAGTGCTACTTGTAATGAGTTGCTGGAAGAACCTTTATAGGAGAGGATTTAGATGACGAGTGACTGATACATTTTACTAAAGAATGTTTTTGCCTTATATCTCGACACTACCTATGGTAAAGGTACTTTAAGAAACGTTAAGGGAAACTGCTAAGAATCAAGAGACTAAAGTTAATAGATATTTTAGAAGATTCTCGTAATAGAGGATTATTGATACAGATAGGAGCAGCTAATAAAATTGTTGCTATGCTTAGGACTGAATCCATGAAGAAAAGAAAAAACGGGAAGAAAAGAACAAACGTCGAATATCATCTGAAGTAAAACAAGCAAAGCGGAATTATTAGTAGCTTCATTTACCGCTAAAGTCAGAGCATATATTCTTAATGGAATACAGACCAGCATACAATCATATATACAGTAATATAAAAATAACTAGAGATGCCAGAAAATTGTGTGCTGAATATTATTTAGGGGGTAATACAGTACCGTTTACTGCCGGACAAATTGTGGATTATGCAAGAAGTAAATATAAAGATGAATGATCCTACGGTAGACAATAAAGTATCAGCTGAAATTGTAAAGTTATGTAACGAAAAAATTCAAGGAAACAATTCGAACACGAATCTACATCAGGATATTATAATGACTACGACGACGGTAGGATTGTAGGACAAGCCGCACTGGCGAGAAGAGTATTAAATATAATTAACAAACTAAACAGATGACAGAGTTATTTATATTTGTAGTTGTTACTTAATAGCGAATAGAAATAGCAGCGCATCATTATTTCAACAGATATGATAGGTAGGTGTAAACATAAGTATCATGCCATTATAAATCCCTCCTAACCACCACAGGCTTTATTATGATACTTATTACTGTTTGCAGGACAGTATTCTATCAGTTCTTTTTATTGTTTATAGGATTGTCTATAGGGTTTATACTAAATGCAGAATATGTAGGATGGAAGTATCCTATTGTTCATACATTCAATATACAATACCTTTTTCCCTATAGATTTTGAAGATGAAGGAGTCTTGCAATACTTATACAATACAGGACAGATGAAGATATGCGCCTTTAATAATTATCCTAAAAACTTTAAAGTTATAGAAGAGGCAGTGGCAGCAGAAGAATGGTATTGGGTTAAATATAGTTATACAGATAAATACGGTAATACAAACAGGTTGCTATAGATCATACCAGAATTAGATGGAAACCTTGGGAATATTATTATGAAGACGAAGCTAGGGTTCCAATGACAAACGAAGAAATCAGCAAAATATATTAATGAAGGTACTTTAAATAGTAGAGAAACAGATAGGGCTTGGAGGCTCAGGGATGAGATGAAGGGCAATAGAAGGAAGTAATACTTAAATTTTAACAAAGAAAGAGGAATGTTATGAGGACGTTTTTATTTTTAGCGGTTGCATTGTGGGGTTCTATCGGATATACTGGTGAGTGGGTAGCAAGTGTGCCAGTTGCACCTGCACCACCGCCAATGGTGGTAACTACTCCTGTTCCTACGGTAACTTATACAGTACCACAACCGACAGCAGTTTACAGTTGGGTTCCGTATTACTATAATGTTCCGGTAGTAACAGAAAGACGCTGCTGGTTTTTGAGAAGAGAAAGACACAATTACTTATCAGCCACAGGTACAATGGTATCTATCAACCTATGTATGTAAGATAATGGATATAATCAAATATATTAGAAATATTTATTGCTGTAGTTGTAGGTAATCTACTTGTAAAAATACTCTGGAGGACAAATCTATGAGCGATAATATAAAAAAAGATGTTGACAAACGTGATGCAAATGGTAAAATAGATTATATCGACATACCAGCAGAACAACAAGAATTTACTTTTACTTATGTAATATCGGAGGACTTAAAAAAATGAGCGCAAAATTTTTAAAAGCATTAGAGTCTAGGTATCAGGCAAAGATCGACGAGTCGATTGCTACAATAGAACTCTATTTAACTCGATCTGCTGGAGTAGGAGAACATCCTGACATTGTAGGTGTGCTAGATGAATATATATCTGTCCTAGAATCTAATAACTCTAAATTAGAAATAGTAAAACGAGTATTTGCTAGTAATGTAGACCCAGACCAGAAACCGCAGGTTTAATTAATTAATAATTTGGAGGACTTGATATGATTGACAAATATTAATTTTGTAGAAGAATGGTGTGAGGTATTAGAGCAGTAAAGCATTTGCTATGTCAGCATGGTAAATACTCTAAGAGATCAAAAGACTACATACTTTCATTTTAAGATTAATAAGAAGTATACTAAAATTATTAAGACAGATCATGGTAGTGATAGTGTTCACGCATTTCTTAAAAATGAGTACTTTGGATATTTACAAAGCAGCAACTTGGAACGCTCCAGCAAAAGATGCTAGATATAATCTGGAAGAGATTTCAATGATATATTAGAAGTATGTCAACCTAATGGGGGTTATTTATACAAAGGAAAGAAGGTTCATGTCTAGGTTATCCGATAAAGACAGAAAAGAATTAGAATATCTTAATGTTAAGAATGACATATAAAGACTTCGCAGATACAAGTGGGTTATAATAATATTATTAAACATATGATAGATCAATTAGATACTATTGAAGACATTACTAATACTCAGAGTATAGAATTATTTAAATCATAACATGCTTGCAGGAGTGCTTTAGAGTCTTATCCAAGATTAAAGAATGACCTGTCTGAAGAATATAAACAAATGAGCAAGAATGACAAGCTACCTTTAAAGTATGCTTGTGTTCAGCCAGATATTAAACAGCATATATCTCATGGTACTTGATGGTATGGGTAATTGCCATGAGGTTAGAGGACACATAGAAGATTTATATAAATTAATAGAGCATCAAATGTTGCAACAACTAAGACAAGAATCCCAAATGACTGCGGTTAAACACTTGGAAGCATGGAAAAGATATGATAAGGATATGACGGAGTATGATCCTGAGACTAGGAGTTATAAAAAATGAATTGGACTAACATTAAACGATGGGCTAAGGATAAGGGTTATAAAGTTGACAGAGAGAAATCTGGCGACGAAGCTAATCCTTATAATTATGAGTGGAAGTTATTAGAAGACCCTGCAAGACATGGCACTACAAATAGCTTGAGTAAAATTGCTATGAATATTTACAATGATATAACTGACAACAAGCATATAGAACATCAAAAAAGATATGCTCAAGAACAACTACAGAAAGAAATAGATTATGAAAGATCAGCTTGGTGATGATAAACAATTAAAAAACAATCAATAACCATGACTACTATCATTGGTAAAGCAATAGAAGCAGTTGTTGCTTATATTGTATTGTTTTTTTTAGGCCAGTATGGGATAGATTAGTTAAATGGTGGAATAAAAATGATAGTGACAGATGATTTTGTTTTCTTACATAGAGGTAAAACTGGTGGAGATAAATTTACTCAATTAATGAATAGTAATAATGTTTTTAAGAACAGTATTATTTATCAAAATTATAATCCAAATGAAGAACAACATAATGCAGACCCAGACAAGCACCATGACTATTTTGCAGCAAAGAAATATTTTGGTGAGCATGTGGATAGTTTGTCTATTATTCTAGGTTTTAGGAAACTATCATCATGGTTAATATCTTGTGCAAATCAACATTTTTTTAGAAAAATATACATCCACTAAAGATATAAGACATCTTAACAAACAGCTTAATCAAGGATTAATTATTAAATGTAATTTACTAGGTAATGAGTACAATATTTATGATAGCTGGAATTGGCTGTATGCTGATAATTTTTGGAATGTGTTTACTCAAATAAATAATAAACCGTCTTTTATTCGTCAAGAATACTTATTAAAAGATTTTAATAATATAATAGCAAAGCCTTATTATGATATTGAACTATCTTCATGGGAATAATACTTTAATTAACAAGTTTGAAGGAACTTCACCTTTTAAAATAACTAAAAAAGGTTTTGAAACAATGTACAGTAACAATCCTTTATGGACTAGCCTAGAAAAAGAACTATACTATAATGACTGACAATATTAAATTAGTAAGCGTGACTCAGACGCAGAAAAAAATATAGCTTATTGTGCTAGAGTGTCCAACCCAAACAATCAAGAT